ATGGAACTGTTTGTCATTTCTTCAAAACTCCCTTTGCGTAAACGCATTAAACTGGTCATCCCACTTTTTAAGGGCGTTATGACCATCCTCTGTGGTTACAACTGGTCGCTTAAATTCAGGCCTGCCGGGAAAGCGCAGGCCGACGGGTTAAGCTTTGACGTCTATCAGGACGACGTTACATCGCAAGATGCGCTTATCGTCCTGGTCGATAGCAAACGGACTATGCTGCCTGATTAGTTATCAAACCGTTAAACCTCCCTTTAGTGGGTTTAACGCTACTGCGTTTTGCAGGTAATCAGGCGCAAGGTGCGCGTAGGCCATCGTCTGCTGAATGCTCGCGTGTCCGAGAATCTGCTGCAGCGCAATAATATTGCCCCCGTTCATCATGAAATGGCTTGCGAAGGTATGGCGCAGAATATGGGTTGCCTGATTGGGTGGGATATCAGGTTTCACTCTGCGTAAAATTCCGCAAAACTTCTCATAATCGACCTTGAACAATTTAGCACTGGCCTCCTCTTTAACTTTCTTCTCCAGCTCCTCAGAAATCGGCACGGTTCGCTTTTTGCCGTTTTTGGTTTTCAAAAAGGTAACCCTGCAGCTTGTTATCTGCGCTGGTTTCAGCGTGGCAACTTCTGTCCATCTTCCGCCTGTGCTCAGGCACAAAAGCGCGACCAGTAAGTCATCACCAACCAAAACACTCAACAGCTTCTCAATTTCTGATTTCTCCAGAAACGTCATTTCCGGGTTGGCTTCCGCCAGCGGCGGCAGTCCATGAATCGGATGTTGCCCGGAAAATTCATCTAGCTGGATTAGCTTGGTGAACATGCCCGATAAGCGGTACATGTCACGATTTATCGTCGCTGCGCTGATGCCATCGCGTAGACGAACAGAGCGGTAATCCATCAGGCATTTTTTATTTAACCTGCTGACCGGTATGTCACCCAATCCGCTGATGGTTTTGCGCAAATGCCCTCGCTCTTTTTCTCCGTGTTCGTGATTCTGGCCGTGATACTTCCACCATGCCTCTAACAGCTCTGACAGGGTGCGGCGGTCTGTTCGCTGGCCTGCCCATTCTTTCTGGCTGGCGTTGGCGATTGTGTATCGCTCAAATGCTACAGCCTCAGCTTTTCTTTCAAACTTCCTGCGGATGCGTTTTCCGTCGCGGCCGCGAGGTCTAATGTCCACTTCATAGCGACCATCATCGAGCTTCTTAATTGGCATAAGAAAGCCCTCCGGCGCTGTACTCACCATCTTGGTAACAAATGGTGAAAATGTAATGTTTGTAGAGAGTTAACCAGTCTGTTTCTCGGAGTGGTCTGATTCTGTTGATTCTTGCCCAATGTGTGCGAAAGCCGGTGCTATCTGACCAGCTTGCGGGGCTGTCTCATCGGTCATTATCCAGAGCGTATATTTTTTGAATAACGCCGTATTCACTATCTGCGTAACGATTTGGATCCCCGGTTCTCGATGTTCACCTTCATAGTTTTTTAGAGTGCTTATTGCCAACCCTGTTAGCTCGCAAAACTTTGCTTGAGTAAGCCCTTCCGCCTTTCTAATTGCGCGGAGCTTCTGAGACATTTTCATTTGACATGATTCCCAATTGCAGACTATATTCCCTCAAAAGGTGTGCAGATGAGAACCTTTTAAGGCGCATAAACCAGTCCCCAAAAGGACGGGGGCGACTTAGAAGGGACTGGATCTAACAAGGGTAACACGAAAGCAAAAAGGGGCTAACCAATGGAAGCCAATGATTATGTGATTCAGTACCCGCTTGACGCGGTGCATACGGTGAAGTTTGCCGAGTTGCTTGGTAAGCCAGAATCGGCAGTTACCAAGATGGTCAAAGAGAATAAATTGCCAGTTATCGAGCTTCGGGATCCAAGTAAGCCGAATGCTCGCGCCGGTGAAAAGTGGGTTTTCATCCCGGAATTTAATCGCGCAGTTCGTGAGGCGTTCTACAACCGACCGGTAGAACAGCGTGACGCGTGGCTGCTTTGGATGGGGCTTTGATTATGAATGAGCCTCGTTGCATTGCTCAGTTATTGCGTAACGAGAGCCCGAGGGCGATGGATTTCACTATCACCCACGGCAGAGGGCGCAAGGGCATCATCATCCGCACCAAAAAACCGAGCGCTATAAGCGCCGTTTTTGCTTTTCTGAAATCCCGGAGGTTCTGGAAATGCCTGTAATGACACTCGGTATCGTGGAGAAACAGCCAGCAGCTCTGCGCGGTCTGATTGGTAAATATCTGGCCGCGCCTCGCTGGCAGGATAGCTGCGACTTTTACAATCAGATGATGGAACGTGAGCGCCTGACCGTTTGTTTTCATGCTCAGTTAAAGCAGCGTCACGCGACGATGCGTTTTGAAGAAATGAACGATGTAGACCGTGAGCGATTAGTTTGCGCTATTGATGAGCTGCGTGCTGCATTTTCCAGACGTCGACAGGTTGGCGCGAGTGAGTATGCGTATATTAGTTTTTTGACGGTCAGCCAACGCCGCACTTTGTTTATGCATGCCGGATTAACTGAAAAAGAATTTAATCAGCCTTACTGGCGTATTAATGAAGATTCCTGTTATTGGCGTGATGCCTTATTTCGTGCATTGCGAGAGCTTTTTAATTTATTTGAATATGCACCAACAATATTAACTTCGGTAAAGCCTGAGCAATATCTGCATTAAATAAACAACCGTAGTTTTTTACGCACTTAATTGTGCGGGGCTTCTTTTTGTCTGGAGAAAGTCATGCATACAGTAACAGGAAAGCAGCGCAGTAACTTCTCATTAATGTTGCAACAGGCGCGAGCCGAAGCACAGGCCGATGCGGCCACGCGCTTTTCCTCTCATCTGGACGGTTTAATCCGTCATATAGCTGGCGCAGATTTGTCGCGCGTGGAGATTGTCGAGTTACTCAGTCAGGAATCCATCAAGTTCCATAATATCGGTCTTTCTCGCGGGGAGTCTCTTTAATGTCTCTGATGCACTCCGTATTACTTAATAACTGGCTAAAGATTGCGGTTATGAAAAACGGTGAATTATCGCTTGCTGACATTAAGCGCGATAAAGAAACCGGAGCAATGACGGAATCAACCATCGCTATTTATTCGAGTGAATTAAACCTCCTGACGGATGTGGTCAATTTGCTTGTGAAACGCGCCGTTTTTCATAAGCAAATCACCACCGTCGATGAATTATCGAAATTAACCATTGAGCTGACCGGTTACTGCGTCGGTGAGTTTAAAAAGCTGAACAAAGAGAGGAGCTAAATCAATGCCGGATTATATGGATCACATTCAGGAGCGACAGACGGAATCACTGACTCGCCAGATTAACGCCGCTCGGGTGAAGCCGTGCGGCGCTGCTGCGTTGGTTTGCGAAGAATGTGACGCACCAATCCCTGCCGACCGCCGTGCGGCATATCCGTCGGCGACACGCTGTGTCTACTGTCAGTCAGCGCTTGAGTCAAAAGCTAAACACTTTCGGGGGCAGGCATGAGCATTCGTATCGAGATTGGCGAGCGCTATGTCGTCACAAGTGACCGTTTTCAGTTCATTTTGCAGGAGAAAAAGACCGCCGAAACAGGGAAGAATGCCGGTAAAGAGTGGCTGGATGTTGTCGGCTATTACCCCAAATTAAACCAGCTCGTTTCTGGTCTGATTCATCACGATATTTTGAGCGGCAACGCTGTCTCTTTTGAAGCGCTGAGCGCTCAGGTTGAGCTGCTCGGTCAGCAGTGTTTACGGGCTTTTGACGCAAATGGCCGTTGATATTCGGGGGCGTTCTGCCCCTACACCGCCACCACCATTTGCAAAAGGCACCGGCAAAGAGTTTGCCGGTGTTTACTCATGGAACGCGCCGCGTGAGGCTATTGGGCTCGAGAGACCCCTTACACGTGACGAGCTGCGTCAGGTGCAAGGCGTTTTATCCAAAATTGACCGCCTGCCTTACTTTTTAAGTTCTCTGTTTACCTCGCGCTATGAATATATCAGGCGCAACAAAAGCCCTGTGCATGGGCTGTATTTCCTCAAGTCGACATTTCTGCGCCGGTTGTGGCCGCGCATTGAGCGGGTTAATCAACGTAACGAAATGAATACAGAGGCGTCGCTGCTGTTTCTTGCTGAAAGTGAGAGTTACGCGCGCCTGCCGGGGATGAACGATAAAGAGCTGAAAAAATTTGCGTCTCGTATCGCCTCGCAGCTTTTCATTATGTACGAGGAGTTAAGCGACGCATGGGCTGAGGCGCACGGTGGCAAAGAGTCGCTTTTTACCGATGAGGCTCAGGCGCACCTGTACGGTCATGTTGCTGGCGCAGCTCGTGCTTTTAATGTTGCCCCGCTTTTCTGGAAGAAATACCGCAAAGGCCAGATGACAATCCGACAGGCATTTTCCGCCGTCGCTCGACTGATTAACGATGAATGGTGGACTATCCAGCTTAAGGCGCAGCGCATGCGCTGGCATGAAGCGCTGCTGATTGCTGCAGGTGAGGTGAATAAAGACCGCTCGCCGTATGCCAGTAAACACGCCGTCCGTGATGTGCATGCACGTCGCCTGGCAAATCTTGAATACCTGAAATCCTGCGAGCTGGAAAACAAAGTTACCGGCGAACGTATCGACCTTATCAGCAAAGTGATGGGGAGTATTTCCAATCCTGAAATTCGCCGCATGGAACTGATGAACACCATCGCGGGGATTGAGCGTTATGCCGCTGCTGAGGGTGATGTCGGTATGTTTATCACGCTGACTGCACCGTCGAAGTATCACCCGACACGTCAGGTCGGGAAGGGTAAAGATAAGACTGTACAGCTTAATCATGGCTGGAATGGTGAGGCTTACACTCCGAAGGATGCGCAGCGTTACCTTTGCCGTATCTGGAGCCTGATGCGTACCGCTTTCAAAGATAATGATTTGCAGGTTTACGGTATGCGTGTTGTCGAACCGCACCACGACGGGACGCCGCACTGGCACATGATGCTGTTTTGCAAGCGCCAGCAGCGCAAAGAAATTACCGAAATTATGCGTCGTTATGCTCTCAAAGAAGATGGCGACGAGCGCGGTGCAGCTCGCAACCGCTTTCAGGCTAAGCACCTGAACAAAGGCGGTGCGGCCGGGTACATCGCGAAATACATCGCCAAAAATATCGACGGTTACGCACTTGATGGCGAGCTCGATAAAGATACCGGCAAGCCGCTCAAAGATACCGCCGCCGCTGTTACTGCATGGGCGTCAACGTGGCGAATACCTCAGTTTAAGCCGATTGGTCTGCCGACGATGGGGGCTTACCGTGAGCTGCGCAAGCTGCCTCGCGGGGTCAGTATTGCTGACGAGTTTGACGAGCGTGTCGAAGCAGCACGCGCCGCGGCTGATGGCGGCGATTTCGACCTGTATATCACCGCTCAGGGCGGCGCAAATGTCCCGCGCGACGGCCAGACCGTCAGGGTCGCCCGTAGCGTCAGTGATGAGGTTAACGACTACGAAGAGGATATCGAGAGGGTGGTCGGTATTTACGCGCCTCACCTCGGCGCGCGTCACGTTCACATTACCCGGTCATCAGAATGGCGCATCGTTCCAAAGGTTTTGGCCGTTGAGCCTTTGACCTTAAAAAGCGGCATCGCCGCGCCTCGGAGTCCTGTCAATAACTGTGGAAAGCTCACCGGCGGTGACGTTCCAGTTATGACCAAAACACCGTCTGAGCACGCCGCAGCGGTGCTAAATCTCGTTGATGACGGGGTTATCGCATGGGATGACCCCGAAGTCGTGACGGCGCTCAGAGATGCATTAAAACACGACGCGCCACAGCAAAATCGCCAGCAAAGAAGCGGAGAGCCGTTAAAACCGCATGACGTCGCCCCATCAGGCAGGCTGACTAAATCCGAGCGCGCGCAAATACCGCGCATTCGCTTTGACCTTGCGCAGCATGGCATCACACCGAAACGCTGGGAGCTTGAGGCGCTGGCGCGCGGGGCATCCGTGACATACGACGGGCAGAAATTCACATATCCGGTTGCTGATGAGTGGCCGGGGTTCTCAACAAATCAACAATGGTGATTGAAATGGCTGATTTTGCATCGACAAATAGAACCGCTAGTTTTGAGGAATGGCACGAGCAATTAATAGATTATGCAGAGCTGCGCGGCGGTAGCGCTTCTGACGCGGATGCATGGAGAGAAGATTATGATTCTGGCCGAAGTGTTGCGGATGCCTGGCATGATGCATGGGGGGATGACTGATGCATGTAATTCGAGGTGAAATACCGCAGCACCAGACCAGAAATATTAAGTTAATGGCTATCGTTCATCGCCTGCAGCAGATAATGGTCAATGAGAATTTGACCCCCGCCGAGCTGGTCGGGTGCGCCGAAATAGTCAGGGATAATTACGGCAGGCTGTACGATATTAGTAATCCGAAAATTGAGGCGTTTACACCGGCGAGAGGTCAGATTATTCCGCCGCCCCGCCGACCATAGCAAACGCCGCCGGTGCTGAAACTCGCTTTCAGTGCTGGCGGGGTTGAACAACGAGCCCCGCGAGGCGTTAGCCTGCCCCGTAGAGACCGCCCCCAACCGGCACGATTAAAGCCGGTTTTTTATGCCATTTTTCCGCGAATTTCCAGTTTTTAAGCCGTGCATGCAACAGGTGCATTGTTTTGCATGCGTCAGGCTTGCCCGTCTTGGCCGTGCGCCGCCAGTGCTGGCGCGGATCCAGAGTGGTCATGCAACTGCATTAAAACCGACCCATAAAGCGGGCAGGCGTGGCGGGGAAAGCATTGCGCGCCAGCGGTGGTGCGTAATAATAAAAATTATCGTCTGAGCGCGTCGTGATGGCGCGGTCGTGGTCGCTGTCGGTTCGTTGGTGGTCGGGTGTGGTGGTGCGCGCGTGGCGCGTCTGAGGCGTGATGGTGGCGGGGTATGAAAAAGCCGCCATGATGGCGGCTTGAGGGGGATTATTCCGGGTTGCCGAGGGTGTACTCTTTGAACCTGATGACCTCCATGCCGAGCCAGTCGTTTACCTCCCTGAACCTGTCCTGCAGGGGCGACAGCTCGTTACGCACGAATACCCTTGCCACCTTCTCAACGTCACCGAGTGAGCCGATATTCTCAGGCTTACCGCCCATGAGCTGGAACGGTACGCGGTGTGCGTCCATCAGGTCGGCGGCGCTGGCTTTCTTTATGTTGAAAAAGTCATCCTTTGTGGCGACTTCGCTCAACGGCACGATTTTGATGCCGTCCGGTTTTCCGCCGGGGGCGTAGAAAAACAGGTTCTTAAAGTTGCCGAGCCCTTTCGAGTTGCGCATCGCCTCGCGCAACGATTCGACGTCGGTCGCACTCTGCGCCGGGTCAGTCACATACATGATGTAACCCGCGTGCGCGCCGTTCTGGTAATACTTGCGGCGGAACAGCGTCGCGGCTTCATTCAGCCAGGCGGAATTAAGCGCGCTGAGATATTCGGGCAGGCCGTAAATCTCCTGATTAATATCGGGCTCCAGCAGGTGAAACACGGTATCAGGCGCGAACTCGTGCGGTAGAGTGAAGTTTTCCACAAACCAGAAAATCGAATCGTCGACCCCGCGCCGGGTGTATTTGGCCGGTGAGGCCAGCAGCTTGATTAACTGGCCGGTGACGCTGTGGCGCTGCTCAAGAAAGGCGTTGCCGAATACCAGATAGTCGAGCGCAAAGCGGCTGAAATCCTGACGGGACAGCAGCGGGTGCGGAATGTAGGTGCTAGCGAGCACGTTGCGTTTAACGTAAATCGGGGAGCTGTGATGTACAGCAGAGCGCAGGCTCTTTGCCAGCCCGGAGAAGCTGACCGGCGGCTCGTACCATTTACCGTTACTGATGCACTCGACGTAATCCAGAATGTCACGCTTATCGAGTACCGGCACCGGCTCGCCGAAGGTGAACGCCTCCATTTTTTGCGGGGTGCTGGCGGTCGTGGCGACTGTTTTGCGTGGTTTGCGCTTGCTCATGCTGCCACCTCACCCGCTGCAACAGCGAAAGACCAGTCGCAGCCAAACAGCAGACGATAATCATCGTCGCTGTATTCGCGTTTAATTTCCTCAGGCGCAAAGAGATTGCACCCGCGCTGACATGCTGCATCCAGAGTGACCGACTGACGCCAGACACCATCAGTGCAAAATACGCTGTCGCCGGTATTGATTCGCGGTGACGGTCGGTGATTGCGGAGCGTGCCATTCCATACCCGGAAAGCGTCATGATTATAAGAGGGAGAGGTGAACATCGTCAGGCTGTGGCGTTTATGGCAGGCGATAGCCGCCGCGACTTTTGCCGCTCTTAGCGGGTTATTGAACCATCCGAACTCATCAAGGTAGACGTTACCCGCCAGCGCGGCGCAATGGGATTCCTCGCCGACAAATCTAATGACCGCCCCGCCGTCGAGCTGCAGGATGTGGCCGTTACTCGTCAGGCGGACGCCGACGCGCGCCGAAAGGTTGTTCATGTACATCAGCGCCACGCGCGCATGCTCAATGGTGTGAGCAAACCAGACCTGATTATCGCCCGTTGTCAGCGCATCGAGCAGCGCCTCGCGACTAAAGAGCTGCGTTGCGCCAATCTGGCGCGATTTGGTGATGCTGCGGTCGATATTGAGTTTCCCGACACGCAACCATGTTGCCTGATAGTCAAAGCTGTCATTGTGCAGAATATCGGCCATTGCCTGAATCTGGCTTTGTGAGAAAACGTTATTTTTCATTAATTAAACTCCAGAATAGATTTAGGCTGCATGCCGCTACCGGCGGAAAGCGGTTCGTTTAACAGGGCGTGCATGGTCGCCCATGCGATATCGGCGTGACTGGCTTCCTCGGTGCGGCTGGCCTCGTAGGTGGCGCTGCGCCCGCTGCTGGTCATGGTTTTGCGGATGGACATAAACGACTGCGTGACGTCGGTTGCCCCGGCGTCGTACTCCAGACAGCCGCGGCGAATGGTGTCTTTTGCCTTGAGCACCATTGCGGTTTTCATCTCAGGCGTGTAACGGATGCCGCGTGCCGCCGGGTAGAATGAGCGCACCAACTGGAACACGCCGAGACCGAGGCCGGTTGCGTCAATGCCTATGTATTCGACGTTGTATTTCTCGGTCAGTTTGCGGATGCCCTCTGCCTGCGCGGCAAAGTCCATGCCTTTCCACTGGTGGCGCTCCAGCATGCGGAACTTGCCACCCGAGACCACCGGCGGCGCGAGTACGACGCACCCGGCGCTGTCGCCGGTGTGTGACGGGTCGTAGCCAATCCAGACCGGGCGCGAGCCGAACGGATGGTCGGCGAACGGGGCAAAGTCCTCCCATTCTTCCATCACGTCGACCATGCAGCGCTGCAGCTCCTCGAACGGGAATACCGACGCTTTATCGTCGACAAACTCGCACATAAACAGGTTTTTAAAGTCCTCATCACTGTTTTCGCGTTTGAGCTGGTCGAGGTCGAACAGGGTGCAACCACCGGCAAGGGCATCCTCAATGGTGACAATCTGCCGCCACTGGCCATCGTCGCAGAGCTGGCCACCGGCGAGCGCGCTGTGACTGATGTCGATTTCGATGCGGTCGGCAATACGGCTGCGCCCCTTGTTGAACAGTTCGCCAGACCAGAAGGGGTAAGCGCCGTGCGCCAGCGTGGAAGGTGTCGAAAAGTAGGTTGAGCGCAGGTGCTTCTGCGAGGCCATGCCCGACGCGACTTTGCGCAGCTTCTGAAAATTCGGGATCCAGAATATTTCATCGACATACAGGTCGCCGTTATGGCTCTGCGCGGTGTTGGAATTGGTACCGAGAAAAATCAGCTTTGCGCCGTTGTTGCCGATGACAATCGGGTCGCCGGTCAGGTCGACGTCGACCAGCCGCGCAAACTGGATGATGTACTCGCGGAACACGTAAGCCTGCGTTTTACTGGCCGACAGAAATATCTGGTTGTGGCCGGTCTTGAGCGCGCGCAGTAGCGCCTCGCGGGAGAAATAGAACGTCGCGCCAATCTGGCGGGATTTGAGAATGTCGCGAATACGGTGCGCCAGCCCTGCGCGGTACCACTGCAACTGGTACTCGAAAGACTGGTCGAAAAATAGTTCCTCCAGCTTCCCGATAGCCTCGTCGCTGAAAAAGTTCTTTTTCGGCTTCTTGCGCTCGCCCTTGTTGCGGTTGGCGACATTGGGGTTAAGGTCGACCTCGTTACCGGTCTGACTGTAGCGATTAACGCGCGCCAGTCGCTCAATCTGCCGCCCGAGCAGGTCAATCTCTTTGAAGTCGCCGCCTGACTTTTGCGGCTTGGCGATGAGCTGAATCAGGCGCGCCTCAAGGCTGCTTTCGACGCGGGAAATCGGTGCGATGCCGTCCCAGCCGTCGCGCTGCTTCCAGCTCTGCACGGTCGGGCGCTTGACCTGCAGCATTTCGGCAATCTGTGGCACGGAAAAACCCTGCCAGTAAAGCAGCGATGCCTGCCGTCGCGGGTCATGCAACAAGGTTGTATCGGTGGAAATGGTCATTGATGCCTCGCCGTAGTGGATTCAGGGCAAGGCTACTTAATGGCCGTCAGTGATTCGCTAAGGTGCTGTTGTGTGGGCGGTTGTCCAGTCGTCATTGGTGGTCTGGCGTGTCCTGAGTCTGGAAACTGGCGGTGACCAGTAACCCCAACCTCAGGACTCCTGACAATGGCAAAAAAAGTCTCAAAGTTCTTTCGCATCGGCGTCGAGGGTGATACCTGCGACGGGCGCATTATCAGCGCCAGCGATATTCAGGAAATGGCCGAAACCTACGACCCGCGCGTCTACGGTTGCCGTATCAACCTTGAACACCTGCGCGGCCTGCTGCCCGATGGCGTATTCAAGCGTTATGGCGATGTGGTCGAACTGAAAGCCGAGAAGATTGACGACGATTCTGCGCTTAACGGCAAATGGGCGTTGTTCGCTAAAATCACCCCGACCGATGACCTTATTGCGATGAATAAAGCCGCGCAGAAGGTCTACACCTCAATGGAAATTCAGCCGAATTTTGCCAACACCGGCAAATGCTACCTCGTTGGTCTGGCCGTCACAGATGACCCGGCGAGCCTCGGCACTGAATACCTCGAATTCTGCCGCAACGCGAAGCACAACCCTTTGCAGCGCTTTAAGGCCAACCCTGAAAACGTCTTTTCCGCTGCCACGCTGGCCGAGCTGGAATTTGAAGACGTTCCCGACACGGTGCTCAACAGCCTGGCCGATAAGGTGAAAGCCATTTTCAGCCGTAAGCAGGTCAGCGACGATGCGCGTCTGAATGATGTGCATGAAGCGGTGACCACCGTCAGCGAACATGTGCAGACCAATCTGACCGCGCAGGATAAGCGCATTTCCGATATGGAAACCGCGTTTGCCACTTTCAAACAGGAAGTGACCGGCAAGGTTGACGAAACCAGCCAGGCATTTTCCGCCCTGAAAACCACCCTCGACAAAACCGAAAGTTTCAGCCAGCCGCGACGCGCGAAAGCCAGCGGCGGTGGCGGCGATGAGCTGCTGACCGACTGCTGATAAACCGCAGACCGAAACCGGGCGGCAACCCCGCCCGATGCTGTGACTAACCGATTAATTCAAACAGGAAATACTATGCGTCAGGAAACCCGTTTCAAGTTCAATGCCTATCTGACCCAGCTCGCCAAACTGAACGGCATCAGCGTTGATGACGTCAGCAAAAAATTCACCGTCGAGCCGTCCGTCACGCAAACGCTGATGAACACCGTGCAGGCGTCATCCGCATTTTTGCAGACGATTAACATTCTGCCGGTCGCAGAAATGAAGGGTGAGAAAATCGGCGTCGGTGTGACCGGCACCATCGCCAGCACGACCGACACCTCGGGCGACAAAGAACGCCAGACCGCAGATTTCACCGCGCTTGAGTCCAACAAGTACGAGTGCAATCAGATTAACTTTGACTTCCACCTGACCTATAAACGCCTCGACCTGTGGGCGCGTTTTCAGGACTTCCAGCGCCGCATCCGTGACGCCATTGTCCAGCGTCAGGCACTGGATTTCATCATGGCCGGGTTCAACGGTACCACTCGCGCTGATACCTCAGACCGCAGTAAAAATCCGATGCTGCAGGATGTGGCCGTCGGCTGGCTGCAGAAGTACCGCAACGAAGCCCCGGCGCGCGTGATGAGCAAAATCACCGATGCTGACGGCAACGTCGTTTCTGCTGTCATTCGTGTTGGTAAAAATGGCGACTATGAAAACCTCGACGCGCTGGTGATGGACGGTACCAATAACCTGATTGATGAGATTTATCAGGATGACCCGAAACTCGTTGCCATCGTTGGCCGTAAGCTGCTGGCCGACAAATATTTCCCGCTGGTCAACAAGCAGCAGGAAAACACCGAGTCGCTCGCGGCGGATATCATCATCAGCCAGAAGCGCATCGGTAACCTGCCCGCCGTGCGCGTGCCGTACTTCCCGGCGAATGCGGTATTCGTCACCACGCTGGAAAACCTCTCTATCTACTTCATGGATGAGAGCCACCGCCGCAGCATTGATGAGAACCCGAAAAAAGACCGCGTGGAAAACTACGAGTCGATGAACATCGACTATGTGGTCGAGGCGTATGCCGCCGGGTGTCTGCTGGAAAACATCACCCTGGGCGATTTCACCGCACCAGAAGTACCGGAAGGCGGAGTGTAAGCCCATGACGAGCCCCGCACAGCGTCACATGATGCGGGTCTCGGCCTCTCAAGCCGCGCAGCGGGAACAAGCCCCGCTGCGCCATGCAACCGCCTACGAGCAGATGCTGGTAAAGCTGGCCGAAGACCGCCGCACGTTAAAAAACATCCGTTCAAACGAACTCAAAGCCGCGAAAAAGCGCGAGCTGCTGCCGTTCTATGCGCCGTGGGTCGCGGGTGTGCTGGCTGATGGCCGTGGTGCGCAGGATGACATTGTCATGACCGTCATGCTATGGCGTCTCGATGCCGGTGATATCGCTGGCGCGCTGGAAGTTGCACCCTACGCGCTGAAATACGGCCTCACCTCAGACCATCGTCGCACCACGCCTTACATGCTGGTTGAGGAGGTGGCACTTGCCGCACTGCGCCTGCGCGATGCCGGTGAGCCTGTCGACCTCGCATTACTGCTGACCACCCTCAGCCTGACCGACGGCGCTGACGTTCCCGATATGGTGCGCGCCCGTCTGCATAAGGTGACTGGCCTGACCCTGCGTGATGCCGGTCAGAACGCCGACGCGCTGGCGCAGTTTCAGCGCGCGATGCAGCTCGACCGCAATGCCGGTGTGCGCAAAGAGATTGAGCGACTGGAGCGCGCATTGAAGCCAAAGCCAGAGGCAGCACCCCGTAAAACGACTAAACCGCGCACGCGCAAACCTGCCACCAAACCGGCGGCAAAGCGCGGGCGTCCACCAAAGGCGGTAAAAACCGCCGGTTAACTGAACGCTCCCCGAGCCGGGCGGCACGCCGGTCAAAGCGGGTTTTGACCCTGACGGCGACCGGCGTCCACCGCCCAACCTAATGAGGTTGTCATGACGACAGTAATACTGAATCAGCCCGACGAACCGCAGGACGTACCGGGCGTGGTGATTCCCGCACCGGAGACGGGCGACGCAGTGATTAAAAATACGTTCTTTTTTCCTGATGTGGATCCGAAGCGCGTGCGCGAGCTGATGCGCCTTGAGCAGACGGTTTCCGATGCGCGCCTGCGCAACGCCATCAAGACCGGCATGGCGGAAACCAATGCGGAGCTTTACGACTACCGGCTGCGCCAGATTGCTGCCGGGTTTAAGACACTGGCCGACGTGCCTGACGCCGAGGAAATCGACGGCGAGAATGTGCGCGTTTTCCACTACCTCAGCGCCGTGACGGCGATGGCGACCGCCACCCTGTATGAGCGTTATCGCGGGGTTGAGGCCACCGGCAAGGGTGACAAAAAAGCCGACAGCGTCGAAACCACCATTGATGACCTGTGGCGGGATATGCGCTGGTCGGTCTCGCGCCTGCAGGATAAGCCGCGCTGCATCGTGGGTCAGCTCTGATGAAAGTCTACGCGATGCAGGGCGATACCCTCGACGCGCTTTGCGCCCGGTATTACGGGCGCACTGAGGGCGTGGTCGAGACGGTGCTGCAGGCTAATCCCGGCCTGTCTGAGCTGGGCGTCATTCTGCCGCATGGCACGGCGGTTGACCTGCCCGACGTTGAAACATCACCCACGGCGGAGACCCTGAACCTATGGGACTGAGTATGGAAAAAATCACCACGTTTATCGCCTACTGGCTGGCCGTGGGGCTGGCGTATTTCGGGGCAATGTCGCCCGAAAAACTGGCGCTTTATGTGGGTAGTCTGTGCGCCATTTTTACGGCGGCGGTGAATTTCTGGTACCGGCGCAAAACCTTTCGTTACCTGACCGAAATGGGAATCGACAAAGGGGTGACCCGTGAGCTCAATCGTTAAACGTTGCAGTGTGGCCGCAGTGCTGGCGCTGGCGGCACTGATGCCTGATTTTCGTCTGCTGAATACCTCGCCTGATGGTCTGGCGCTGATTGCCGACCTTGAAGGGTGTCGCCTGACACCTTACCAGTGTAGCGCGGGCGTGTGGACGTCAGGCATCGGCCACACTGCCGGGGTGGTACCGAAACGCGATATCACCGAGCGCGAAGCGGCGGTAAATCTGGTCGCCGACGTGCTGAATACCGAGCGCCGTCTCGCGGTCTGCGTGCCGGCCACCATGCCGCAACCTGTTTACGACGCGCTGGTCAGTTTCTCTTTTAACGTCGGCACCGGCGCAGCCTGTCGCTCGACGCTGGTCTCTTACATCAAGCGTCATCAGTGGTGGCAGGCATGCGACCAGCTTACCCGCTGGGTGTACGTCAATGGCACTAAAAACAAAGGGCTGGAAAACCGCCGCGCGCGGGAACTGGCGTATTGCATGAAAGGAGTAACCCAATGAAAAAATATTTACGTTCCCTGATGTTCGACGCCCTGCTGGCACTGGTGCTGCTTTGGGGGCTGGCATCGCCGCAAAGCGCCGCCGTCAACTTTGTTGCCGCGTGGGCGCTGTTTGGCAGTTTCATCTGCATTACGGCGAGCGTCGCCGGTGTGGTCGCTTATGAGCACTGGCTGCGAAATACGGGCAAAAGTATTCCCGTCAATCCAGACCTGATGAAGATATTTCGCGCCGTTTTTTGCCGTAAGCCCTCTCAGGGGCGGCGGGCATGGTCTCTCATTATTTTCTCTGTTACCACGGGCTGTCTGCTTGGGGCTGGCTGGATCCTTACGGCTCTGATTTACCTGATTTGTATGCTGACCTTTAAGGCCGTTCGCGAGACCTACCGCCAGCGCATTGAGGGGGCTGGCCTGTGTCCAGAGTCATTGTGATGTTTCTGGCCTCTGCGCTGGTGCTGGCTGTGCTCGGGCTGCTGTGGTTGCGGCATGAGAACGGCAATTTATCCCGCTCCTTTGAGGCGGCAAACCGCGTCGCGAGCGAACAAAAGACGACGATTGGCATGCTGAAAAATCAGCTCAGTGTTGCAGGTCAGCTCGCCCGACGTAATGAATCCGCGCAGGTGGCACTGCGCGAACAGCTCGCAAAGGCAAGCGCAGAGGCCAGCCGCCGTGAGCAGACGATAACGAGGTTACTTAATGAAAATGAAGCCTTTCGCCGCTGGTATAACGCTGCTCTGCCTGATGTTGTGCGTCGGCTGCACACCCGCGCCGCCTGCGCCAGCGCCGGTGATTGTGGTCAACGGATGCCCGAGAGTGAGCCTTTGCCCGATGCCGGGAAGTGACCCGAAAACCAATGGTGACCTGAGCGCAGATATCCGCCGCCTTGAGGGCGCGCTGATCGCCTGCGCGCTACAGGTCAAAACCGTCAAACACTGTCAGGATGAACTCGATGCAGAAGCACAAAAGCCTGCGCAAAGCGCTGATTAACGCCGTGCCGCAGCTCCGAAATAACCCCGATATGCTGCGCCTGTTTGCCGATAACGGCCATACCGATTCCCGACTGGCGAGCTCGCTGTCGTTTGAAAAGGTGTACGTGCTTAACGTGGTGGTGACCGATTTCACCGGTGACCTTGATTTGATATTCGTGCCGGTGCAGGCGTGGCTGCGTGAACATCAGCCGGACATTATGACCACCGACGACGGGCGGGAAAAAGGATTCACCTGGATTATTGATATCAATAACGACGATTCGCTCGATATCAGTATCAGCCTGAGGCTCACCGAGCGCACGCTCGTCAAAGAGGTCGACGGCGCGCTGCATGTCAGCTATGCCCCCGAGCCGCCGCTGCCTGAGCCGGTGACGCGCCCGGTCGAGCTGTACGTTAACGGCGAACTGGTGAGTAAGTGGGATGAGTGAGTTAACCGCGCTGCAGGAACGCCTTGCCGGTCTGATTGCCAGCCTGTCACCGGTGGCGCGTCGGCAAATGGCGGCTGAGATTGCGAAAAAGCTGCGTACCAGTCAGCAACAGCGCATCAAGCGCCAGCAGGCACCCGACGGCACCCCGTATGCCGCGCGTAAGCGCCAGCCGGTGCGGAGCAAGAAAGGCCGCATTAAGCGAGAAATGTTCGCCAGACTGCGCACCAACCGCTTTATGAAAGCCAAAGGCAGCGACAGTGCGGCGGTGGTGGAGTTTACCGGCAAGGTGCAGCGCATGGCGCGGGTGCATCAGTACGGGCTCAAAGACCGGCCAAACCGCAACAGCCGGGATGTGCAGTACGATGCGCGCCCGTTGCTCGGTTTCACCCGCGACGATGAGCAGATGATTGAAGACGTCATTATCAGGCACCTCGGCAAATAAATATTGTGTGAACCACCACCGGAGCCGCGCGAATTGGCGCGACTCCAGACCAGAGGCATCCTTGCACTATGAATACGTTATCCACGATACAGGAGCTCGCGCGCGCGATTCGCAACCTCATCCGCTCAGGTGTGGTGACTGAGGTTGATACCGTGCAGGGGCTGTGCCGCGTACAAAGCGGCGGGATCCAGACTACATGGCTGAACTGGCTGACCACCCGCGCCGGTCGTTCGCGCACGTGGTGGGCTCCCTCGGTCGGTGAGCAGGTTCTGCTGCTGGCAATCGGTGGCGAGCTTGATACCGCTTTCGTGCTGCCGGGGATTTTCTCCGACGATAACCCCGCCCCGTCTGCCTCGGCGGATGCGTGGCATGTGGCTTTCCCTGATGGGGCGGTCATTGAGTACGAGCCAGAGACCAGTGCGCTGACGGTCAGCGGCATCAAAACAGCCGACGTGACGGCATCGGAGTCCATCACCGCAACCGTACCGCTGGTACTGGTGAAAGCCTCGACCAGTATCACCCTCGACACCCCGGAGGTGATTTGCACCAATAAGCTAACGACGGCGACGCTTGAGGTGCAGAAAGGCGGCAAGATGAGCGGCAATATCGAACATACCGGCGGGTCACTGTCGTCTAATGGCAAGGTACTCCACACCCATAAACACCCAGGCGACAGCGGCGGGCAAACGGGGGCACCGTTATGACGGCGCGCTATCAGGGTATGAACCGAAATACCGGCCTCGGCATCAGCGACACTGAACACATCAGCCAGAGCATGCGCGACATACTGCTGACGCCGGTCGGCTCGCGGGTGATGCGCCGTGAATATGGCTCGCTTCTGTCGGCGCTGATTGATATGCCGCAAAATCCGGCGCTCAGGCTGCAAATTATGGTGGCGTGCTATTCGGCTATCCAGAAGTGGGAGCCGCGCATCAGGCTTACCGCCATCAACTTTGAGACCGGCGACGCTGGCGAAATGTATGTCGATATTACCGGGATGCGTACCGATACCGGTGCGTCAGTTTCAACCACTGTTTCACTGAGTTAAATCACTATGGCAACCGTTGACCTGAGTCAGTTACCCGTTCCCGATGTGGTTGAGGAACTGGACTATGAAACTATCCTTGCGGAACGCATTGCGACGCTGATTTCGCTCTATCCCGAAGACCAACAGGAGGCCATTGCCCGGACGCTCACACTTGAGTCAGAGCCGATTGTTAAGCTGCTGCAGGAAAACGCCTACCGTGAAGTTATCTGGCGTCAGCGGGTGAACGAAGCCGCGCAGGCGGTGACGCTGGCCTACTCCGCCGGTAACGACCTCGACGTCGTGGCCGGGAACAACAATACCGAACGCCTGACCATCACCCCGGCGGATGACATCACCATCCCGCCGACACCTGCCGTTATGGAATCTGATACTGACCTGCGACTGCGCACGCAACAGGCGTTTGAGGGATTGAGCGTGGCGGGTCCGGTCGGCGCATATGAGTATCACGGTCGCAGCGCCGACGGGCGGGTCGCTGACGTCTCGGTCGCAAGTCCGTCGCCAGCCTGCGTGACGATTACCGTACTATCGCGCGAGGGTGACGGCACTGCCAGCCCTGAACTACTGGCGATTGTTGATAAAGCGCTGAACGCCGAAGATGTGCGCCCGGTGGCCGACCGGGTTACCGTCCAGTCAGCCGAGATTGTGCCGTACCAGATTGACGCGACGCTCTACGTTTACCCCGGTCCCGAATCTGAACCCATCAGGCAGGCATCAGAGCAGAAGCTGCAGAGCTACATCAGCGCGCAGCACCGCCTCGGGCGTGATATCCGTCTGTCAGCCATTTATGCGGCGCTGCATGTTGAGGGGGTGCAGCGTGTCGAGCTGGCATCACCGCAGGCCGACATAGTGCTGAGTAAGTCGCAGGCGTCGAACTGCACCGAGTACCAGATAACTATCGGGGGCTCGGATGAGTGACCGGCTGTTACCCGTTGGCTCGTCGCCGCTGGAAGTTGCCGCCGCTGCTGCACTCTCTGAGATTCAGCGAGTGCCGGTACCGTTGCGCACCCTGTGGAACTGGCGTACCTGCCCGGTAAACCTGCTGCCGTATCTGGCGTGGGCGCTGTCGGTCGACCGGTGGGATGAGAAGTGGCCGGAGGCGACAAAGCGCAGCGTCTGCGCGTCTTCGTTTTTCGTCCATCAGCACAAAGGCACCATCAGCGCATTGCGTCGGGTGGTTGAGCCGCTCGGCTTTCTGATTGAGGTGCGCGAGTGGTGGCAGCTCGACGAGGAGCCCGGCACATTTCGCCTCGTTGTCGGTGTGCTCGACAGTGGCATCACTGACGAAATGTATCAGGAGCTTGAGCGCCTGATTGAAGACGCCAAACCGGCAAGTCGCCACCTGACCGGGCTGGCTATCAGTCTGAGCTCGACCGGCGAACTGTATGTCGGCGCGGGATGCTATCACGGCGACGCGCTGACTGTTTACCCCTACACCCCCGAGGAAATTGTCGTCGGCGGTGAATATTACCCGGCCTCGGCCATCCATTTGATTGATAACCTGAGAGTGAACGCATGACCGCAAAATATTTTGCCATTCTGACCAATCAGGGCGCGGCGCGACTGGCGAACGCGGCGGCACTCGGCACCAAGCTCAACCTGACGCAGATGGCCGTCGGTGATGCTAATGGTGTGCTGCCGACCCCTGACCTGGCGCAGACGAAGCTCATTAACCAGAAACGCATTGCGCCGCTGAACCTGCTGACCGTTGACCCGGCCAATACCAGCCAGATTATCGCGGAACAGATTATTCCCGAGAATGAGGGCGGTTTCTGGATCCGCGAGATTGGTCTCTACGACGACGACGGCATTCTGATTGCCGTGGCGAACTGCCCGGAAACCTACAAACCTCAACTGCAGGAGGGAAGCGGCCGCACGCAGACCATTCGCATGATTCTGATTGTGTCGAGCACGTCAGCAATCACCCTGAAAATTGACCCGTCGGTCGTGCTGGCAACGCGCCAGTATGTCGACGAGAAGGTCATCGAGGTCAAAACTTACACTGGCAGCGCACTAAGAATGCATGAGCAATCCCGCAATCACCCTGATGCTTCAACGTCTGAAAAGGGATTTGTGAAGCTTAACAGCAGTACGGTAAGTGATAGCGAAGCAACCGCCGCGACATCCAAGGCGGTAAAAATCGCTATGGATAACGCCAGCGCACGGCTTGCCAGAGACCGGAATCTTTCTGATCTGCCAAATATTCCGTTGGCAAGACAAAATCTTGGTTTGGGGGAGGCATCTACTCGCGGCGTCGGTACCGGAACAGGGCAATTGCCGGATATGGCAGCGTTTGGCGTGTTACGAAACGGGCAAAATTCGTGGGATACCCTGCCAAATGGAATAATTAGGCAGGTCGGAGTTGTTTCGCTGACGCCTGTAGGAAATTTCAATTCGTCAGAGTTGGGAGGTGTTACATATTATACGCACTATTATAGAGTCATTTTCCCAAAAGCCTTTCCGAATGCACAGATATCAACAATTGCTACGCTGGCCTCGTATTCATACCAGAATCAAAATCCTATGGCAGGAAAATATTTGGCCGTACATCGTGATACTGATTCGGGGCAGGATGTGTCAAAAACACGATTTACTGTTGCATATACCACAACTGTATTGGGTGAGGTGCCAACCATACATTATGAAGCTACAGGGTATTAATATGGAAAATACATTTTTTAGTCCATCTACATTAGGGTTTTATACTCATGACCAAAATATGCCGGGTGATGCTGTCGAAGTAACAACGGATGTGGGGCAGTTTTTGAGAGAGTGTGTTATCTGGGGGGCCGACTCATTCATTGTTGAACGGCAAAGGGCTTCTGTTTCTTATCCCGATTTTATGCGTGAATATGCCATAGAAAATAATGCCCCCGTCAGCTACCCGTAAAAGGAAGAGTAATGCAGGGCGGGCTGATGCCCGTCTTTTTTTTAATTTGTTTATGTGCCATCCGCTACCCATCGCCGACAAATAGCCCCTCACCAGACCAGCCAGGACAATAACACTTGCCCACTAACCACGGAGTTAACCGGATGAGTGATTTTCACCACGGCGTGCAGGTGCTTGAGATTAACGACGGCACCCGCGTCATTTCCACTGTTGCAACCGCAATCGTCGGCATGGTCTGTACAGCCAGCGATGCGGATGCGGCAACCTTTCCCCTCAACGAGCCGGTACTGATTACCAATGTGCAAAGCGCCATTGCGAAAGCCGGTAAAAAAGGCACGCTGGCCGCGTCCCTGCAGGCCATCGCCGACCAGTCAAAACCTGTCACAGTTGTCGTGCGTGTTGCCGAAGGTACCGGAGAAGACGCCGAAGCGCAGACCATTTCCAATATCATCGGCGGCACGGATGAGAACGGTAAATATACCGGCATCAAGGCGCTGTTGACTGCCGAAGCAGTCACCGGCGTTAAGCCGCGCATTCTCGGCGTGCCGGGTCTCGATACCAAAGAGGTCGCAGTCGCACTTGCTTCGGTCTGTATCAGCCTGCGCGCCTTTGGCTATATCAGCGCATGGGGTTGTAAAACCATTTCCGAGGCGATGGCCTATCGCGAGAATTTCAGCCAGCGCGAGCTGATGGTCATCTGGCCTGATTTCCTTGCATGGGATACCACCACAAACGCCACCGCACCGGCATACGCAACTGCGCGCGCACTCGGCCTGCGTGCCTATATCGACCAGACCGTCGGCTGGCACAAAACCCTGTCTAACGTCGGCGTGCAGGGTGTTACCGGCATCAGTGCGTCAGTGTTTTGGGATTTGCAGGCATCCGGCACCGATGCTGATCTGCTCAACGAGGCCGGGGTCACGACACTGGTGCGTAAGGATGGCTTCCGCTTTTGGGGTAACCGCACCTGCTCTGATGACCCGCTTTTCCTGTTTGAGAACTACACCCGCACCGCGCAGGTGCTGGCCGACACGATGGCCGAGGCGCACATGTGGGCGGTCGATAAGCCCATCACCGCATCACTTATCCGTGACATTGTCGACGGCATTAACGCCAAATTCCGCGAGCTGAAATCAAACGGCTACATCGTGGACGGTGAATGCTGGTTCGACGAGGAATCGAACGATAAGGAAACCCTCAAGGCCGGGAAACTGTATATCGACTACGACTATACACCGGTTCCACCACTGGAAAGCCTGACCCTGCGCCAGCGTATCACCGATAAATATCTGGTGAATCTGGCCGAATCGGTCAACAGCTAAGGAGCCTGAAACAACATGGCACTACCCCGCAAACTTAAATATCTGAACATGTTCAATGACGGCCTTAGCTACATGGGCGTTGTTGAATCCGTGACGCTGCCGAAGCTGACCCGCAAGCTCGAAAACTATCGCGGCGGCGGCATGAATGGCGCGGCGGCGATTGACCTTGGTCTCGACGATGATGCGCTCACCGTCGAATGGTCTGTCGGTGGCCTGCCTGATGTGGCGCTGTGGGCGCAGTACGCCGCGCCGGGTGCTGACGCTGTGCCGTTGCGTTTTGCTGGCTCTTACCAACGTGACGACACTGGCGAAATCGTGGCGGTCGAGGTGGTCATGCGTGGCCGTCATAAAGAAATCGACGGCGGCGAGAATAAGCAGGGTGAAAACACCTCGACCAAACTGTCGACCGTATGCACCTATTACCGCCTCACGATTGATGGTAGCGACGTCATCGAAATCGATACCGTCAACATGGTTGAGAAGGTGAACGGCGTCGACCGTCTGGAACAGCACCGCCGCGCAATCGGGCTGTAATTCCCTGACCGGTCAGCACTGCTGGCCGGTTATTAATCCCCATTCAGAGCAGAGAAAAACATCATGGCAAAAGCACCACGTAAAACCGCTGAATTTGTTGATATGGCTGGCAATGAAATTGACACCGTAAACCCGAACGTCGTGACCCTCGACAAGCCGATTAAGCGCGCCGGTCAGACGATTGATAAAGTCACACTGATTGAGCCGAACGCCGGTACCCTGCGCGGTGTCAGTCTGGCAGCGGTGGCGCAGTCCGAAGTCGATGCGCTGATTAAGGTATTGCCACGCATGACCTACCCCGCGCTTACGGCGCAGGAGCTTACCGCAATGAACCTGCCCGATATGCTGTCGCTGGCCGCTAAGGTGATTGGTTTTTTGTCACCGGCTTCGGCGGAGTAGATTTCCCGCCCGACCTGTCGACCGATGACCTGATGGCGGATATCGCGGTGATATTCCACTGGCCGCTATCAGAGCTCTATTCCCTGAGCCTGACCGAGCTCATCACATGGCGCGAAAAGGCGCTGCAGCGTAGCGGACACCACAATGAGTAATAACCTGAGACTTGAGGTTTTGCTGAAAGCGGTCGACCAGGCGACCCGACCGCTTAAATCCATCCAGACCGCGAGTAAAACCCTGTCGGGCGATATTCGCGACACACAAAAAGGGCTGCGTGACCTGAATGGTCAGGCGTCAAAAATCGACGGCTTTCGTAAGGCCAGTGCGCAACTGGCCGTGACCAGTCAGGCGCTTGAGAAAGCGAAACGCGAAGCCGGTGAACTGGCCGTGCAGTTTAAAAACTCCACCAGTCCGACCCGCGCGCAGGCGCAGGCACTCGAAGCGGCAAAGCGTGCCGCCTCTGAGCTGCAGACGAAATACAACAGCCTGAGAACGTCTGTACAGCGCCAGCGCTCCGAACTGATGCAGGCCGGTATTAATACCCGCACCCTTTCTGCCGATGAGCGTCGGCTCAAAACCTCCATCAGCGAAACGACGGCGCAGCTTAATCGACAGCGCGAGGCACTGGCGCGCGTCAGTGCGCAGCAGGCGAAATTAAGCCGCGTGAAAGCCAGATACCAGTCAGGCAAAGAGCTTGCCGGTAATGCGGCAGCGGCTGGCGCTGCAGGTGTTGGCATTGCGGCTGCGGGAACGATGGCCGGGGTGAAATTACTGATGCCCGGTTATGATTTTGCGCAGAAAAATTCCGAGCTGCAGGCCGTGCTCGGGGTCGATAAGCAGTCGCCAGAAATGCAGGCGCTGCGCAAACAGGCGCGCCAGCTCGGCGACAATACTGCCGCCTCTGCTGATGACGCCGCGAGTGCGCAGATTATTATCGCAAAAGGTGGTGGTGATGCTGAATCTATAGCGGCCATGACGCCTGTGACTCTCAACCTGTCACTTGCGAACAGAAAAACAATGGAGGAAAACGCGCAACTACTGATGGGGACAAAAGCCGCCTTTCAACTCTCTAATGACGCGGCTGCACATATTGGTGATGTTCTTTCAACCACGATGAACAAGACCACTGCCGATTTTCAGGGGCTAAGTGACTCATTAAGTTACCTTGCACCTGTAGCGAAAAATGCCGGGGTGAGTCTTGAGCAAGCGGCGGCGATTACCGGCACACTTCATGATAATAACATCAGGGGGTCAATGGCTGGGACGGGCGGCGCGGCTGTTATAACGAGACTACAGGCACCAACAGGCAAAGCATACGATGCTCTCAAAGAGTTGGGTGTTAAAACCTCGGACAGCAAAGGCAATACGCGTCCTTTATTTACCATCCTGAAAGAAATGCAGGCCAGCTTTGAGCGAAACAAGCTCGGCACAGGTCAGAAAGCTGAATATGTGAAAACCATATTCGGCGAGGAGGCCATGAAGTCTGCAAGTGTACTGATGGCGGCAGCGGCCAGCGGAAAACTCGATAAGCTCACCGCTACGATAAAGGCCTCAGACGGTAAAACCGAGGAGTTGGTCAAGGTTATGCAGGATAACCTCGGCGGCGATTTTAAAGAATTCCAGTCTGCTTATGAGGCTGTTGGTACTGACCTCTATGACCAGCAAGAGGGCTCACTGCGCAAACTTACCCAAACGGCCACGCAGTATGTGTTAAAGCTCGACGGCTGGATCCAGAAAAATAAGGGGCTCGCGGAAACTATCGGCATCATTGCCGGTGGCGCACTGGCTCTGATTGGTATCATCGGCGGTATTGGTCTCGTTGCGTGGCCGGTTGTCATGGGGATTAACGCCATTATTGCCGCTGCTGGCGTGCTGGGTACGGTCTTTACTGTCGCTGGTAGTGCCATTGTGACCGCGCTCGGTGCGATTACCTGGCCGATTGTGGCAGTCGGGGTGGCGATTGTGGCCGGGGCGCTGCTTATCCGCAAATATTGGGAACCCATTAGCGCATTTTTCTCAGGGGTGATTGAGGGCATCATGAGTGCCTTTGCACCCGTCGGTGAAATGTTCGCCCCGCTAGCCCCCATCTTTGATGGCCTCGGTGAGAAGCTGCGCGGCGTCTGGCAGTGGTTTAAAGACCTGATTGCGCCGGTCAAGGCCACGCAGGAGACGCTCGATAGCTGCAAAAATGTCGGCGTCATTTTTGGACAGGCGCTGGCCGATGCGCTGATGTTGCCTCTGAATATTTTCAATAAGCTGCGCGGTGGTCTTGATGTAATTCTCGAAAAGCTCGGTCTCGTTAAAAAGGAATCGAGCAGTATTGATGCGGAAACAGCAAAAGCGCCGCCGGTTGGTCAGGGTGGCGGGTACATTCCGACAACCAGCTCGCTTGGCGGGTATCAGGCTTATCAGCCTGTCACGGCTCCCGCTGGTCGTACCTACATTGACCAGAGCAGCCCAACCTATCAAATCAACCTGCCGGGAGCTGGAGCTCCGGGCGGTCAGCTAGGGAATCAGTTGCAGGATGCGTTAGAAAAATATGAGCGCGACAAGCGAGCCAAAGCCCGCGCCAGCATGATGCACGATTAAGGAGGCTGATGATGATGCTTGCTCTTGGAATGTTTGTGTTTGAACGTCGCACCCTGCCTTATCAGTCGATGCAGCACTCGAAAGATTACCGCTGGGCGTCTAATGACCGGGTCGGTAAACCTCCTGCGTATCAGTTTCTCGGCGAGGGGGAAAACTCGATCCAGCTTGCCGGTACGCTTTACCCTGCTATTACCGGCGGCCGTATATCCCTGCTTGCTGTTGAGCTGATGGCCGATGAGGGCAGAGCATGGCCGCTTATTGAGGGAACCGGCAATATCTTCGGGATGTATATCGTCGATAAGGTGTCGACCACGCATACCGAGTTTTTCAGCGACGGTGCGGCCAGAAAGATTGATTTCACCCTCTCGCTGAAACGGGTCGATGAATCACTGACGGCAATGTTTGGCGACCTGAATAAGCAGGCCAGCGAGCTACTCGGCTCTGCCGGTAATCTGACTGATAAGCTGCAGGGTGTGCTCGGAGGGCTGACCGCATGATTACGGGCATGACCATTGACGCCGGTGCCAGCCTTGCACCGGCATTTATGCTGACGATGAACAGCCAAGACATTACCAGCAATTTTAGTGACCGGCTGATTTCTCTCACCATGACCGACAACAGGGGCTTTGAGGCTGACCAGCTCGACATTGAGCTCGACGACACCGACGGCAAAGTCGAGTTACCCCTGCGCGGGGCTGTGCTGACGCTGTGGCTTGGCTGGCAGGGTTCGGCACTTCTGAATAAGGGCGATTTCACTGTCGATGAGATTGAGCACCGGGGCGCGCCTGATACTCTGACTATTCGGGCTCGTAGTGCAGATTTTCGCGGAACGCTCAATTCACGGCGAGAGGAGTCATGGCACGACACCACCCTCAGTGAGCTGGTCAGCACCATTGCAAAACGCAATAAACTGACGGCCAGTGTCGCGGATTCGCTGAAAAAAATATCGGTACCGCATATCGACCAGTCGCAGGAGTCCGACGCCGTATTCCTGACCCGACTGGCTGACCGCAATGGGGCGGAGGTGTCAGTGAAAGCGGGTAAACTCCTGTTTCTGAAAGCCGGTAGTGCGATGACGGCCAGTGGCAAGCCCGTCCCGCAAATGACGGTGACCCGCAGCGATGGTGACCGTCATCAGTTTGCCATTGCCGACCGTGGGGCTTACACCGGCGTAACGGCAAAATGGTTGCACACAAAAGACCCGAAGCCGCAAAAGCAGAAAGTAACGCTGAAACGAAAGCCAAAAGAGAAGCATCTGCGAGCACTGGAGCACCCGAAAGCAAAGCCGGTCAGCAAAAAAACAAAGGCAAAAAAAGAGCCGGAAGCGCGCGAGGGTGAGTATATGGCCGGTGAGGCAGATAACGTGCTGGCGCTGACGACGGTCTACGCTTCAAAGGCGCAGGCGATGCGCGCCGCTCAGGCTAAGTGGGATAAGCTGCAGCGGGGCGTTGCGGAGTTTTCAATTACGCTGGCACTCGGTCGGGCTGATTTATTTCCTGAGACACCGGTGCGCGTGTCGGGCTTTAAGCGTGTCATAGACGAGCAGGCATGGCTAATTAGTAAGGTAACTCACAATCTGAGTAATAGTGGATTCACGACGAGCTTAGAGCTTGAGGTTAAGCTCTCTGACGTGGAGTACAAAGCGGAAGATGATGAAGGGTAGTTTTTTGTTTATCTGTTTGTTATATAAGGATTTATTGAGTAAAATTAACACATCAGCCAAACCGTTGAGGTGCTTAATATGTTTCATTGCCCGTTATGCCAGCATGCCGCCCATGCACGCACAAGCCGTTATATGACCGATACGACAAAGGAACGTTATCACCAGTGCCAGAACGTGAATTGTAGCGCCACGTTTATCACATTTGAGTCGGTGCAGCGTTACATTGTTAAGCCGGGTGAGGTTAATGCCGTCAGGCCTCATCCCTCGCCATCAGGTCAACAAACTATGTGGATGTAACCACAAACAAAAAGCCCCGCGAATTGCGGGGTTTTGTTTATTTTGACTTTGGCATTCCAAACATATGCGTTTTTGAGAGCATCACCACTTTAGCTCTGTCATCTGGCTCTTTACCCATCTCGTTACAAGTTGCGAGAGGCTGTTCGAGCACATAGCCAAATGCTTTATGTTTATTCAGTACGTGCAATTCTTTAGTTGTTTTCATGTAGGAATTCGGTACATCTTTTGTCCAAACATCCATGCAAATTCCTGAGCTTATTACCGCATCATAAATTTCAGGTGTAACTTGGTTTGCGTCCAGAACGACAGTGACGACATTGTTACTTTCTTTTATTTCAGTCGGTTGCCATAACTTTAGCTGCTTTTGCAAAGTTTTTACGGTATCCGTTTGGGCGTGGGCGGTGGTAGACAAAAGAATGGCGACGACCGCAATTATCGATTTGAGGTTGAGCATAGAGAACATCCTTATTAAACATTGGGTTAAAAATTGGTTATAACCTCTGAGGGATGAAAAACAAAGCCCCTGGCGGGCAGGGGCATTTTAGTCAATGTGGACGCTATGTGGACAGCGTATGATATAAATCCATTTATATCATTGTGTTAGGTGGTGTTTTCTGACACCATCCCTGTCTTCCCCCACATGATGTGGGGGTTTTTTTTATCAGGTACTTAGAAAAAATCCTTTTAAATCAGTCTCCCATGTAGCCGCCAGAAGCGGCTACAACGGGTTACAGTGTTTCTTGGCGTAGTCAACGTGTAGTCAAATCGTCAGCCCTCCACCAAGCGGGTTTAACGTTACTGCGTGCTTCAGATAATCAGGGGCCAAGTGTGCATAAACCATTGTCTGCTGTATGCTGGCGTGCCCCAGAATCTGCTGTAACGCAATAATATTTCCCCCATTCATCATGAACCAGCTTGCGAACGTGTGCCGAAGCACATGCGTAGCCTGACCACGTGGAAGATCGGGCTTAACCTTTTTGAGCCGTTCGCAGAAGTTTTCATAATCAACTTTGAACAGTGGCCCTGTGTCGCTGGTCTTGATCTCTTTCTCCAGATCTTCCGATATCGGAACCGTTCGCTTTTTGCCGTTTTTGGTTTTGAGGAATGTCACGCGCCCGTGATTAACCTGCTCTCCCCGTAACGTACTTCCTTCGCCCCAGCGAGCACCCGTACTGAGACATAGGAGCGCCACGCGTCGATCATCGCCGGTCAGGGTATCCAGCAATTTACCGATCTCTGATTTTGTGAGATAGGTCATGGCTGGCGGTGTTTCTTTCAGCGGTTCCAGCCCCTTGCAGGGGTTTTCCTTCCTGAACTCATCCAGCTTGATCAGTGCGCTGAACATACCTGATAGCCGATACATATCACGGTTGATTGTGGCGGAGCTGATCCCATCATCCAGCCGCTGGCTACGGTGCTGCGCTATCGTACGTTTGCTTAAACGGTTTACAGCTGGATCTCCCAGCGCCCTTATTGTTTTGCTCAGGTGCCGTTTTTCAATCTCACCATTTTCCAGCGTCTGTCCGTACAGCAGCCACCAGGTGTCTAACAACTCGCTTAAGGTGCGGCGATCTACGCTCGCGCCTAACCATTCTTTTTTGTCGGCATTGACTACTACATACCGCTCAAAAAGCACTGCCTCTTGCTTCTTATCGAAGCGCCTGCGAATGCGTTTTCCATTACGCCCGCGCGGGTACACGTCTACTTCATATTGACCACCTTCGAGCTTCTTAATCGACATGGCGAAGCCCTCCAGTAGAACAGAGTGAAATTGAGTCTATCCAGTCAGTGAAATCATTGTGCAGCGTTAGCCAGTCTTGCGGACGGAGCGGCGCGACGTTGCCGTAACTTCTGGCCCATCAAGAGAGAGAGCCGGGGCAATTTGTCCGGCGTCTGGTGCAGTGTTTCCTGTCATTAACCAGAGTGTATATTTCTCAAATCGTGGGTTTTCAAGAATTATTGCTAGGTAATCGCCAGGGATCTGCCTGCCTATAGATTCATAGTTTTTCAGGTTGTTGGCTGAAATTCCTGTTATCTCAGACATTTCTCTTCGAGACAGCCCCTCGGCTTTCCTCATAAGCAAGATTTTTTCACCGATGCTTGTTTTTTGGATCATAAGTGATCTAAACTCCTCTTTGTTGGGATTACATGTAATCCATTTTTCTGCCCGCCAGAGGCGGCTACAGCCAGCTAGAAGCGGCTGAACATCAGAGAGGATTATTACACATGAAAGACAAATACCCAGAGGGCTACATTGAATTACGCCATCCAGTGGATGCGGTGCCAGCTCCTAAGTTTGCCGAAATGATCGGTAAAACCGCCAACGCGGTTGGCGATATGGTTCGTGACGGCAAGCTGCCGGTGGTTCAGATGAAGAATCCTGAGTCTCTGACGAACCGCTCAGAGAACTGGATCTATATCCCTGAGTTCAACCGTGCGATGCGTGACGCTTATTTCAATCGTCCGAAAGAGCAGCGCGACGCCTGGTTACTGTGGATTGGGCTTTGATTATGAAAAAGCGCTATTCACAACATGGGTCACATGCCGGAAGCATTCCGGGATTGGTTCAGGTAAGCAAAAACGTTTATGTCTTTAACGGCTTCACTATCCGCAAATCACCGCGCAATGCTTTTAATCGAAGCAATTCGTATTTGATAAATAAGCGGGATGATAACGGCGGTATTGATAATTACTATGGCCGTGACTTTGCCTTAGCTGAAGCAATGCGAACAATTGAAAGGTTAAATGGTGGAGGAAGTTATGAAAATTGAAATGATTATCGGGCTTTCTCTCTTTGCTGTTCTTGTTTTGTCTTTAATTCAACTTTTAATCCTTCTGCGGAGTAAAAAAGTAAAGCAGCAAAGAATTAAGGCGCTTGCAGAATATAAAGCCCGCCGTGAAGAAGTGGAACTAAAAGCCCGTAGGCAACTGTAGCAGGTACACGATATGAACGATAACGCCCCATCACTTGCCAGCCTGTTAAAGCACGGTTGCCAGGTCACGCACTACCGCAATACACGCGGCTGGATTGAATGCCCGGACGGGCGCTTCTTTAAGCCGGAGCCAAACAAGGTCCGTTTTATTAAGGGTATGAATAAGCCTTTTGTTTATACGAGTAAGATAAATAAAGGGCTGTTAGCAACTCTGGTAAGAGCGTTAAAGAAACTCTTGTAACATCGTTGGGAGCGGCTTGCATGTTTACTGAAGAGAAAACATCTTGGGAGCGGGAAATGTTGATCCGCGAATCAATTGAAAGCGCCGAAAAAGGTTTTACCGTACAGCTTAAAAATGGTTCGCGTATTTATATAACACCGGACAGCCCGACAATTGATTTGATTGTCTATGGCCTTGAAAAGGCAATCAGGGGGAATCATGAGCGTGCACGTATGACGTTCATTGATTTTCTTTATTACTGGCATGAAAGACTGTTCAGACAGATAAAAAGAAAACCTCGCACCACTCATTAATTAACCTGCATCAAAAAACATCGGCATTTTTTGCCGGGGCTTCGTTTTGCCTTTTTCAGGAGGTCGGTATGTCGGTCAAGTCAATAAAGCTGGATAGCGGAATAAGCGATCCAGAGTTTGCAGCATTAAGCGCCAGCGCCCGCAAGGGTGAGCGTGCTCACCTTCTTGGCCTACTGCGTATTTTTGTCGGTCAGTTGAAAAAGGAAAGCGCCACCTCAGAAGAAATTTTTTCATCCCTTGATTCATGGATAAGAAATCGTGAATCAGTAACCAGTAATGAGGCTAATTAAATGAGCATGAACAAACGCAATGAATTTTTTAAAGCGATAATTGCAGGCTATGCGGCTAACCCCAACATTAAAGGTGAGCTAGCGGACAACGTGATCCGTAAAGTGTGGTCTTTGGCTGATATGGCTGTCTATCACGAAAACCGCGTCGAAGGCCCGAAGCAACGCGCAAAGCGCTGGATTAGAAAAAACTACGTCATTGTCGATACCGAGACTACTGGTTTAGGTAACGATGATCAGATCGTTGAAATCGCAATTATAGACTGCTGCGGTCTGACACTGCTGAATACGCTGATAAATCCGCAGCGTGAGATCCCCGCAAAGGCGACAGCCATTCACGGCATTACAAACGAGATGGTTGCCGATGCGCCAATATGGGCCGACATATTGCCTCAGGTTGTTGAATTAATCGGTGAGAGCTGGATCGCGTACAACGCGCAATTCGATGATCGGATGATTGAGCAGTCTTCATCTCACGTCCCTGAAAATGATTTCCCTATTTTGCTGGGTGTGCCTCAGTGCGCAATGGAGCTTTACGCTGAATTTAATGGCGATTGGGATGATTACCGCCGTAAGTATAAATGGAAAAAACTCGCTGAAGCTGCAAAGGCTCTTGGCGTCCCACCCGTTAACGGCGCACCACACCGCGCGCTTTGTGACTGCCAACTAACGCTGGGCGTAATCCGTGCCATCGCGGAGGCATCCAATGATTAATTCCCCTTTGATCTGGGCGGGCGGCAAGTCTCGTGCGATGGCTCACGTATTGGAGGTTTTACCGCAAGGTGAATGTCTCGTTGAACCTTTTGTGGGAAGCGGTAGCGTCTTCCTGAATACTGATTACAAGACCTATGTTCTTTGCGATAGCAATGCAGCGTTGATTAATTTCTTTTCGGTAGTTAAGCGTGATACCGAGGCGCTTTTATCTGCTGCGGCGAAGTTATTTGAAAATGGCAATAATGAAGAAGCGTATTACGACTATCGCAATACTTTTAACTTTGTTAATCGTGAATTCAAGTATGACCGCCGTCAATACAGTAATCAGACATTGATTGAATTCGCAGCGCTGTTTCTTTATTTAAACCGCCATTGCTACAACGGTGTTTATCGCGTTAATTTGAAAAATGAATTCAATGTACCTTTTGGTTTTCGTAAAAAGCCAATTTTCCCTGTTGCTGAGATTCAGCATTTTGCTGCAAGAGCATGGGAAAAGGGTGTGATGTTTCTACATGGTGATTTCAGAGAAACAATCCCTCTGGCAATCGGCCATTCAAATTGCGTGATTTATTGTGATCCGCCATATCTGCCAGCTAGCGAAACTGCGAATTTTACGGCATACGGCAAACCGTTTACCGATGAAGATCATCGCGTCCTGGCTGCGAGGCTTTCATACCTCTACGACATTGCAAAAATACCTTCTGTCATTTCCGGCAGTGACACCCCGGAAACCCGTCAGATTTACCACCTGTTCACCCTTAAATCATTCGATGTCCGCCGCTCTGTGGGGGCTAAAACTCGCAACCTGGCTGGCGAAGTGATCGGCGTTCTCCGCACGTCTCGCAACCGCAAAGAGGTGGCGTGATGGTTATTGATTCCATTCTGTGCCAGTTGGTCAGCAACGATGAAGACGGTATTCCGGGTCTGAATATGCTTGTCACAACCTCGGACGAAGTTGAAATAGTTTGGTTTTGCCCTGCGGAAAAAGCGGGCCTGAAAGGTTTGTGGGTGCATTGGCATCAGATGGCTTTTTTCGGGTTTGATGATGGGGTGCCGTTCTGATGGCCGCTATCGCTTACTACAACGAGATCGATCCCTTTGCCGCGCAATGGCTGCGCAACCTGATCGACGCTGGACATATTGCCCCCGGCGTTGTTGACATTCGCTCAATTGAGGAAGTTACCGCAAATGACCTTAAAGGATTCACGCAATGCCACTTCTTTGCCGGGATCGGTGTCTGGTCTTACGCTCTGCGCCGTGCCGGATGGCCCGATGACCGCCCCGTCTGGACAGGTTCATGCCCCTGCCAGCCTTTCAGCGCCTGCGGAAAGCGGCAGGGAAAAGACGATGAGCGCCACCTCTTCCCCGCATGGTTTCGTCTTATATCGGAGTGCCGCCCTGACGTTATCTTTGGCGAACAGGTTGCGAGCAAAGACGGCCTCGGCTGGCTCGACGATGTACGCGATCAAATGGAAAGATCGGAGTATGCCTTCGCAGGCTTCGATCTCTGCGCTGCGGGCTTCGGTGCTCCGCACATCCGGCAACGCCTCTTCTGGGTGGCCGACGCCGAACGCGAGCAATGTCAAAAATGCTTATCAGGATCCCCAGAAGGTCATAGCCAGAATGCTGGCGGGGCGGCAATCGAACCTTCAGGACTTTGCCTGTCTGGCGGGCTGGAACACTCCGACAGCAACGGACGGGAAGGGTGGATATGTGGGCGGAAGGATTCGGAACGGGAAGATTTCAACGGATCGGTTGGATGTGACGGCACAGCTTGCGGGTTGGGCGACTCCAACGGCAGCAATGAAAATTCGTTCACCGGAGCGGTTGCAGGGACGAACACCAGCACCACACGAAGTGGAGATACTGCCAGCGCGGTTAACGGTTTCTGGCGAGATGCTGACTGGCTCTTTTGCCATGATGGAAAGTGGAGGCCAGTTAAACCCGGACTTAAGCCGCTGGTTAATGGGCTTGCCGGACGCGTGGGCCAGTTGCGTGCCTACGGAAACGCCATCGTTGCACCGGTCGCGGAAGCGTTCATAAGTGCATATCTGGAAAGTGCGCAATGACCACGGCAACCCGTGGCCGTCGCGCCCCTTCTCCACCTCCACCGTATCCGGGTAGCACTGATAATGCTATCCCTTACGCTTATGGCGGGAACAAACCATACCAGCCGATTGGCGTTGATGTAGCGCCGGGGCTGGATGGTTTCGACTATCTCACGCCGGACGGCACGCGTAAGCATATCGCGTTCAGTGAACTGGTAGCGGAAGACGAAAAGCCGGAGCGCAGCAAGCTGCTGCGTCGCCGTCTGGCTTCTCTTCCGCAGTATATCCGCCGCCACTTTGCTGCGAAGCTGGATGCACTGGACGCGAAAGACCGCAAAGCGGCAGATCACTGGCTGGTTAATACCTTTGAGCGCCACGTATTAACGCGTATTGATAGCGTGAACAGTGTTTACCAGCCTGACACTGTGATGCCCGGCATTCTGCTGCCAATCCGCGATCAGCTTTTTCGTATGCTCTGGGCAGGGAAGAAAGAGTTAAAAAGACTGGCTTATACGCTTGCCGATATCTTTACGAGCGAGTTTATACGCGAGTCCGATCACCAATTGGCACGCACCGGAGATCCTGAGTTCGCGGCGCTTTCTGGCTATGGCCGTATTGCGTCGCTGGCGGTGCATCTGAAAACGCCGATCCCCGGCTGGACGGCGTATTGCAATGAAGAACTGGAGGCGGAGGACGCGTTACGCGCGGTTCTTCGCCTTGAGTCACCGCAGTGGTGGTTAAACCGCCTGCGCCGTATCCATGCCCGGTGGCGTGAGCATTTGATGATCGCAGCGGGATACGTCCAGAAAAAATCCTCCCCATACAGTAGCGCCCCGTGCCTTACGGAATGGCTGGCCCAGAAAAAGGCTAACCGTGAATACCTTAAGGCTATGGAACTGGAAGACCAGGACACGGGCGAGCGCATTTCTCTGATCGATAAAGTCGCTGGCAGTGTTGCCAATCCGGCCAACCGTCGCCGCGAACTCATGACGAGAATGCGCGGATTTGAAGAGCTGGCGAAGCTGGAAGGGCTGGCCGGTGACTTCTACACGCTGACAGCGCCTTCCCGCTATCACGCTATGCAGCATAACGGGCGCCGTAATAACAAATACTGTGGCGCGTCGCCGCGTGAGACACAGCAATATCTTTGCAAGGTCTGGGCGAGAACCCGCGCCGCATGGAAGAGAAAAGGGATCCGCGTTTTCGGTTTTCGTGTTGTTGAACCGCACCACGATGCAACGCCGCACTGGCACTTACTTCTTTTCATGCGCCCGGAAAAGGTCGAACAGGCGCGCGATATCTTCCGAAAATATGCCCTGAGAGAAGACGGCAACGAGCCGGGAGCGTGGGAGCACCGCCTTGAATTTAAACCGATTGAGGACGCTTTAGGCAGCGCAACCGGCTACATAGCGAAATACATTTCGAAGAATATCGATGGCTTCGCGCTGGATGGTGAGAAGGACGACGAAACCGGGGAAGACCTGAAAGAAATGTCACTCCGCGTTAGCGCGTGGGCGTCGCGCTGGTCAATTCGCCAGTTTCAGCAGATCGGCGGCGCGCCGGTCACGGTATATCGCGAACTTCGCCGCCTGGGAAATCGTGAACTTGTTTTACACCCTGAACTCGAAACCGCACGGCAGGCCGCTGATGCAGGCGAGTGGGATAACTATGTATTAGCCCAGGGTGGCCCTTTGGTAGAGCGCGACAATCTGCGCATTCGCCTGAACTATGAAACCACCGAAAACGGCAACGCCTACGGCGATGACGTCCAGCGAATCACCGGTATCTATTGCCCGATTACGGGTAATGACTCTTTGATCTTCACCCGCACCACTCAATACAAAATCGTGCCGAAGCGCCAGAGCGCTGACGGTGTGGCCGTTGACGTTGGTTTTTCAGGCGGCAACGCCGCCCCTCGGAGTTCTGTCAATAACTGTACGCGGGATCCCGCGACAGGTGCTGACGGTGTTGAACATGCCGCCAGCGAAGCTACAGGGCAGTCAGAAATGACTGTGCCAGCTGAGGGCGTGACGGTGAATTTTGATGCGCTTTCACGGCAGGAAAAGCGAGAACTGGCGCAGCGGCTTAGTGACGATGTGCGAAGTAAGCGTAAAAGACGGCCACCGGAACGGGAAGAGAGGGCCGGGCTATCCGTGAAAGAGCAGCAGATCAGTGAACTGCTGGCGCTGCGTGGGATTGATGCCAGCGCCGGAATGGTCAGATCGATGATGGCCGGTGCGTCAGTGGCGTGCGGCGATCTTGTTATGACCGTGCAGGACGGGCGGCTGGTATCGCGCAATCGCGCCGCGTCGGGGCTGGATAAGCTGCCGTCGCAGGTGATGGCGGCGAAGCAGAAAACAAGCGATCTCGTGAAAAGGATGAAAGCTGCGTTTACGGGGCGGAAGTAGAGCGTCGATCGGCATGGTCGGCTTTGACAGTGTGGTACCGAATTACCGCGATGGCCGGAACGGTCAGATTTGACGGTGCGGTACCGTATTCCGGCAGATACCGCCATTTCCGGCAGTGTTGGCCGTACATCGAGAACCGTCATTTTTAACAGTGCTGCAGGTGGTTAAAAATGACGGTGCCATCTGAGGACGAAAGAGAATGAGTTATCTGGGAAGTAAGGCGGCGAGCGGGGTTTATCAGAAAATTATTGCTGAAATGCCCCCGCATGATACCTACATTGAAACGCACCTGGGCAGTGGCGCAGTAATGTTTCACAAGCCACTTGCAGCCAGGACGATTGGAATTGATGTCGATGAAAATGCTTTTAAATTAACGCGGGAGCGCTGGTCTGATATGGGGGAAACTCCGCCCCGGTTGCATCTTTATCACGGTGATGCTGTAGGTTTTCTGGAAAGAGAAGACTTTACTCAACATGGCCGCGTGCTGGTTTATTCCGATCCTCCTTATCTGCTTGAAACGCGCACCAGTCGCGCCCGCTACCGTCATGAATATACGGTTGCCGATCATGAGCGCCTGTTAGCCTGCCTCATAAGCCTGCCGGAAAACGTCAGCGTGATCCTGTCTGGTTATCCGTCGCAGCTTTATGACGAACGGTTAACAGGCTGGCGCAGCATTGAATTTCAGGCCATGACGCGCGGCGGGGTGCGAACAGAAAAAATCTGGATGAACTACCCGGAGGGGCGCGCGTATTCCCACGCGTTTGCCGGAAAAGACTACAACGATCGGCACCGTATTAAGCGCAAAGTTGAGCGCTGGCGCGCGAAATATGCAGCGCTTCCGCCTGCTGAAAGGCTGGCGATCATGGTGGCGCTCAATGAGGTTGACGCGGGCTAGTTTTGCCGCAAGGATAATTCGTTTCAGCGGGTGATTTTTTGCGCTATCATTCCGGCAGTGGTTCACGATTATTGGCAGGAAAGGCAATTATGAGTAGTAAAAAAAATAAAATATCATCTATGGCCGCAGCGCTGGCGGTGGCTCTTGCCCCTGTTCCTGCCAGTAGCATTGTGCATCATGACGTATCAATCTCCCGGCACAGTACGTCTACGCTATCCCTCCAGGACGTAAAGGATTCTGTGGCATACCTTCCTATTGATGAGGCCACCAGTTATATGCTTAACCTGGCTGACAGGATGAAGACACACAGGGCAAACCTTCGCATCGAATGGGAAGAAAAGCAGATCCCTATTATTCTGAAAAATCAGAAAAAAGAGACTCAGGAAGGGTTTGAAAGCCTTTTCCGTCATATTGCGGTATGTGCAAGTTTTGTCGAGGCTGCAAGGGTTGCGCTGAAAAGCGTACCTGAAAGTAACGCGGAACTGAGGAAAGAGATTGTCGCTTTTGCTCGTTCCGCTGCGACGCTTCGCTATACGATTGAAGATATTTTATCCTTCATTGAAAGCACGCATGTGCCGAAGAAAACTTCAGATGCTGATCTGGGTGTTACCGCCGATCAGGTTCATGCACTTATCCGCAGTGAACATAAAAAGCTGGGCCTTGAAGATCCAACGTTCCATTAAGGCAGGGCCATGATTAAAGTCTCTGTCCACAATGATATAGAACTCCCCGCAGTTGCTCGTAAATATGCACATGCCTTGCAGTCATGGAAGAACGGCGGATCTTTACCCTCAGTTTTTGGCAACGAAGGGCAGTGGGAAGATAGCGGGCGTCTTCGTGATTCTTTTGTTTTTAAGATCCATATTCGTTTACCTGATGAAAAGCCGTGGCCTGCAAAACTACCTGCCGCCTCACGTAAATCAAACAGTTATCTTGTTTACTCCCGCCATTTCTTATATCCAGATAAGTATCAGCTAATCAGCATTATGACACCCAATGCGCATGAGTTAGCCCGTACATCCTACATGGCAGAAATTGAGCGCAGAGCAGAAGAGTTCCAATCTTCTTTTTGAGTTTTGCGACGACTATCTATCAATCCCTCACTAATCTGAAAAGCTGCCTTTTGAAGGCGGCTTTTCTTTCTTCCTGGCCTTCTTTCTCTGTTGCACAATAGTGCACAAATTTGCACAATTTTTTTGAAGCTATTTATACCCTTTCCGCCCTGTGGCGGCGCGGTCTGCCCCCGGATCGGCAAATGCACAAAAAACGAAGCAAATGTTGCGCGCAGGTGACGGGGGAACAGCCCACGCGACGGAGGGTCGGGAGGTGATGCCTTTAATTGCCATTCTCCGGCCTTTTTCGCCTTCTCCGCGCGTTTTCTCACTTCTGGATGTGTGCGGGGTAAATTGCAGATTGCGCCTGCCAGAATGGCGCTCATGCGCTCTGAGTGAGGGGGGTTAAATGCTGCGCTGAGTGGTGATCAGGTGGTAGCCGGTCATGCGGGGATTGAAAATTACTGAAGGAGAACCGCCGCAGGATGTGCGGCGGGTGGAGCGGGTTACTCGTCTTTAAGCAGAGCGTAGGGATTAAAGCGGATCACTTCCTGACCGAGCCAGTCATTGACGCCCTTCATGGCTTCCATCACGGGTAACATTTCGTTGATGGCGAAGACGCGCGCGGCCTTCTCAACATCACCAAGTGAGCCGTTGCCTTCCGGCATTGCGCCCATCAGCTGCGGCGGGATGCGGTGAGCGTCGCGTAAATCATTGCGCGTTGCTGATTTGATGTTAAGAAACTCATCCTTTGCCGATATCTGGCTGAACGGCAACAGTTGCACGCCGTCCTTGCCGCCGCCCGGCGCGTGGATCAGCACGTTTTTGAAGGAGCCTTTCCCTCTGGCCTGTGACAACGTCTTTTGCACCACCTTTATACTTTCCTGATCCACCTTCTCCGAACCGACATAGAGAATACATCCGGCATGGGATCCGTTGTCGTAATAGAGTTTGCGGAACTTATCGGCGGAATGTGACAGGCTGGCGGACAGCAGCGCCCCCATATATTCAGGCATACCGTAGATTTCCTGATGAATGTCCGGGTTCATGATGTGGCAGACTTCGCCCGCCCTGAACTCGTATTCATCCTTCCACTGCCGGATAAACCAGTAGGTATCAAGGTCGCTTCCCCGTCGTGTGTTCAGTGCCGGAACATGCTTAAGTTTGAGCGGGTCTCCCAGACGATTAGACCGACGCTCAAGATAGGCATTGCCGAAGACAAACCAGTCCAGCGCAAACGCAGAGAACGCCTGACGTGAGAGTAACGGGTGAGGGATATAGCACCCGGTCAGCACATTGCGTTTGAAGTAAAGCGCCGACTGATGCAGCGGTGATTGTGCGAACGCACGGGTTAACCCTTTCCAGTCTATTGGCGTTTCATAGTACCGGCCATTATCGACGCAACACATGCTGTCCAGCAGATCATAGCCGTCTGTTACTGAATATGGCCCGTCAAACGTGAAGGCGCTGAGCGCCGGATCGCTTCTGAGCGCGTCAGAAATATCAGGCTGTCCGGCACTGCCACTGCTGGCAGTGTGTTTGTTTTTGTAGGTGCGCTTCTTCATCAGAACTCCATAGCAAACCCGCCGCTGCCACTCTCCTGGCCCAGCGGTTCGTTAATAATGGCGAGCATATTCGCCCAGGCTAAATCACCGTGGCTGACGCCGCGTGAGCGGTCAGTGTCATAGGTGATGAATCCGCCAGGCGTCTTTACCTTGCGAACAGAGTTAAAGGCGTTGATCAGGGCGCGTTCGCTGCGGTCATATTCCCAGCGACCGGCGCGGATCAGCTGTAGCATTTTCAGCACCAGGGCGCGCTTAGACGTCATTGACATGGTGTAGGGCATCGCCATCGGGAAAAACTTCTTCACTATCTGGTAAACGGCCTCACCGTTACCGCCCGTCACGTCGATACCGACATGCTGGACGTTGTATTTGAAGGTGATGTTTTCGATAACTTTTGCCTGCTCTTCAAATTCAAGGCCGCGCACCTGCTCCGTTTCCACCGTGCGGAATTTACCGCCCGGCACCAGTGGCGGCACCACAACGCAAATCGCGCCGCTGTCACCGTTGCCGCTGCTGCCGTTGGCGTCATAGCCGATCCAGACCGGGCGATTACCCATCGGCCTGGACGCAAAAGGCTTCCAGTCCGGCCATTCGTCGTAACCATCTGCGCCGCAGCCAATCAGGGCGTTAAGGTTGAAGGCGGACTCACCATCGCGAACGAACTCGCACATGTACAGGTTGCGGAATTCATCCTCACTGTTTTCATCCTGAATTTCTTCAAGATCGGTGTACTCCCAGCCGTGGTCTATCACATCTTTCAGGGTGACAATCTGGCGCCAGGTTTTATCCGGGCATAACAGCCCGCTGTTCAGCGTTTTCCAGCCCACATCAAACGCTTTGCGCTGTGCCTTCGGGCGTTTCTCATTCCAGCGATCACCCGTCCAGAACGGGTAAGCCTCATGGGTTTCACCTGATGGCGTGGAAAAGTAGGTACGCGTCAGCCCCTTCAGCGTTGCCATCGCACCTGCAACCTTTCGCAGGTTGGTGAAGTTGCTGACCCAGAAGAATTCGTCAAATTTCAGGTTGCCCGTATATGACTGCGCTGTTGCGGCAGAGGTGCCGAGGAAGTGCAGCTCTGCGCCGTTGGACAGGACTATTTTGTCCCCGCCCTTAAGCTCAACGTCAACTTCTTCCGCCACCTTCTGAATGAATCCCCTGAACTGGTGCGCCTGACGGCGGGATGCAGACAGAAATATCTGGTTGCGCTGATACGGGTATTTCACATCATCGCGCAGCGCATCAAGCAGCGCTTCGCGTGCAAAGTACCAGGTTGCGCCAATCTGGCGGGACTTCAGTATCATGCGGTTTCGGTGGTGGCGTTGCTCATACCAGCCGCGTTGATGCCACGAAAGGGAATCAAGTATTTTCTCCCGCAGCGCGACGATCTGTTCTTCGGTGAAGTGGTTTTTCAGCTTGCGCTTGCGCGGCTTTTTACCCGTACCAGCCCCTGCCGGTTGTCCGTCAGACAGCTTTTTCAGTTGCCGGGTCAGCAGATCAATCTCCTTGAAGTCTCCCCCGGTCTTGTCTTTCTTGTCCGTAAGCTGGATGAGGCGGGCATCCATAGACTGGCTGACGCGCTGGACGGGCGGTGTTTCATCCCATTCATCGCGTTTCCTCCAGGCGTAAATTGTGTTCTGATTGATCCCCATCAGGCGCGCGATCTCCGCTGGCGGGTAGCCCTGCCAGTAAAGTTGCTTTGCCCTCTGACGTACAAAAGCGTCCTGTATCATCTGCCCTCCACCGTTTATGGAGTGAAGATTACCCCGCGCGCGATCCCGCTATCGCCCCCTTTATGGTCTGGCCTTCCTCCGACAACAAAACCTCGTTGAGACAGCAAGTTACGCTCTGCCATCATGGCCGTACAGAAACCACTCTACAGGATTATCGACATGGCTAGCGCAGCTAAACCAGCCCGTAAGAAATTCCGCGTTGCCGTCTCCGGTGCCACCGTTGACGGGCGTGAAATTCGCCCTGAGCACCTTCGTGATGCAGCAGCAAACTACAGCCCGGACGTGTACGGCGCACGCGTCAACGTGGAGCACTATCTTTCGCCTTTCCCTGGCAGTGATTTCGGCGCGATGGGGGATGTGACGGCGCTGAGTGCGGAAGATATCAGCGAAGGCCCACTCGCCGGACGCACCGCGCTTTACGCCGAAATTGAGCCTTCTGAGCGCATGAAGAAGCTGACGGAAGAAGGTAAGAAAATTTACTCCAGCATTGAGCTGCACCCGCAGTTTGCGCTTAACGGAAAGGCGTATGTCATGGGGCTGGCGATGACCGATACCCCGGCGAGCCTCGGCACCGAACGCCTGAAGTTTGCCGCGCAGCAGCGTCAGCAGGTTATGTCCTTCAACAATCAGCAGGGTGGAGCCCCGCTGTTCACCGATGCCATTGAAGCTGAAATTATCGAACTGGCAGAGCAGCGCAGCGATGAAGGTAAGCAGTGGTTCGGGCGCGTCATGGGGATTATCGGCAAAGGCCGCAAATCTGACGGTGAACAGTTCAGCCAGGTGCGTGATGCCGTGGAGAACGTCGCTCAGTCCCATGCCGATCTGCTGGACAGCTTCAACGACCTGAGCCGCGCCCGCGAGCAGGACAGCCAGGCCATCCAGAAGCTGACCTCCGATCTTGCCGCGCTGACCAGCAAGCTGGGAAGCACTGACGCCAATTTCAGCCAGCGGGAACCCGCCAGCGGTGGCGCTAACGCGCAACTGGCTGATTACTGATATTCACAAAGAGAGCAGAGAACATGGATAACAATACCCGCCAGCTGTTTGATCAGTACATCGCCCGGCAGGCACAGCTCAACGGCGTATCAACCGCCGCTGTTGCTGCAAAATTCGCTGTAGATCCGACACGTCAGCAGCGTCTGGAGCAGGCCGCACAACAGGATGATTCTTTCCTGAGCAAAATTAACGTGTTTGGCGTCAACCAGCAGATCGGACAGAAAGTCCTGATCGGCAGTAAAGGCCCGATGGCTGGCGTAAACAACAGTGTCACCAGTCGCCGCAACCCTGGCTCAAATCATTCAATGGAGCCGCTCGACTACATGTGCCGCAAGGTCAACTATGACTACGGCATCAGCTACGAACAGCTTGATGCCTGGGCGCACATGCCGGAGTTCCAGCCGCTGATAAGCAAGGCGATGGCACGCCAGATGTCGCTTGACCGCATCATGATTGGTTTTAACGGCGTGAAGTACAGCGACCCGTCTGACCGCGCCGCCAACCCACTGTTGCAGGACTGTGGTATTGGCTGGCTGGAAAAAATTCGTAAGGAAGCCCCGCACCGCGTGATTTCTAATGTGACGATCACCTCGCGCGATGAAGATAACAAGGTTGTAACGAAGGGCACCTACGGCAACATTGGCGCTGCGGTGTACGACGCCAAAAACAGCCTGATGGATGAATGGCACAAGCGTAACCCGGATAACGTGGTGATTCTGGCGGGCGACCTGCTGACGAGCAGCAATTTCTCGGCTATCAACGCGTTAAGCCAGACCAACCCGAATACCGAAATGCTGGCCGGTCAGTTGATTGTCGCGCAGGAGCGCGTAGGCAATATGCCGACCTTTATCGCGCCTTACTTCCCGGTAAATGGCGTACTGATCACGCCGTTCAAAAACCTGTCGATCTACTACCAGCGTGGCGGTCTGCGCCGGACGATCAAGGAAGAGCCGGAGTACAACCGTGTCGCAACGTATCAGTCTTCAAACGACGATTTTGTCATTGAAGACTACGGAAATGTTGCGTTCATTGACGGTATTCAGTTCGCCCAGGCCGAACCGGCAGGCGAGTGACAGAAGCGGCGGGGCATTGCCCCGCCATGACGGGGAGAAGTGACGATGTTAACACCGGCACAACGACATTTTCAGAAGGTCATGGCAGAACGCCGGGGCCAGGCGGATGAAGAATCCGATATCCAGCGCACCGCGCATGAACAAATTCTGCATCGCCTGCGTATGGACTTGTCCCGCCTCAGCGGCGTGCAGTCCGAAGAAACCAAAGCCGAAATGAAAAAATCCATGCTGCCTGAATACGAGGGATGGATTGAAGGCACGCTCGACGGCGACAGCGGGCGGCAGGATGAAGTCATTACCCGGCTGATGGTCTGGGCGATTGACTGCCGTGATTATGTGCTTGTGATGAAGCTGGGGCGTTATGTGGTGCGCCACGGGCTGACACTGCCGGATAACTTCAACCGCACGGCAGCAACATTCCTGACCGAAGAAATGAGCAAACCACTGTTGACGCTCGCGGCTGCTGATGCTGACGCTGATTTATCGTCCGGTATCGCTGTGCTTGACGAAGTGGCGGACATTGTCGCCGACAGTGATATGCCGGATGTGGTGCGCGCCAAGTTGTGCAAGGCCCGTGCGCTTGCCCGCCGTGGTGCGACTGATATCACGACCAAAGCTGAAGCGCTGGCGTTGTTCCGTGAGGCGCTGACGCGCAACCCCAGCGCCGGGGTAAAAAAAGAGATCGCCACGCTTGCCCGTGAAGTTAAGAAGCTGTCTGCGGATAGCGGTACGGGTGAAGGCGACGCGGCCAGCACCGACAAAACTGACGGTACTGCAGAGCCTGTTCCTGAAAAGACCACCACCGCCAGCGCAGCAGGTAAAGCGACGGCGCGTAAAACCACGACTAAGACGGCAACAGGAAAAGCGACAAAGCGCAAACCTGCCAGCCAGAAAAAGAATTAACGACTTCGGCCCCGTCCGACAGGCGGCGCGGGTGGAGATCTGCCCGTTTACGGTCTTTTAACCACCCGCCCACCGCCTGATTTATGGGAGATAAGTGCATGAGCAGCCTTGTGGCAAATAAGCGCATTTTACCTGCCGATAGTGATACCACCGATGTTGATGATGGTGATACCACCGTCAGTGCCGGGGACTTCTGGCCGGTGATTAAACTGGCCGATCTTCGTCTGGCCGCGCGTATCACTGGTGGTATCACCACATCCAGGCTGATGCACGTCACCACGGAAGCGGTAGCCCATGTCACCGCTCAGTTACTGGACTGGCGAGCCAGTCAGGTCAGCGCAGGCTTTCACACGCTGGAAGATGTGCCCTCCGTCCTGCCGTCAGGTGAGACGGAAAAGCTGATGATCAACGGTGAAAACGTGAAGGTGTACCGCTTCCGGCGTGCGGTCTATTCGATTGCCAGGGCGCTGGTACTTGAAGGCTATCGCGACGTTGATACCACGGCGAAAGGCGACAAAGACGCCGCCGCACTTGACCTGCAACGGGATGATCTCTGGCGGGATGCTCGCTGGAGTATCGCCGACATTCGCGATACACCGCGCCTCTATGCGGAGCTTTGCTGATGAAAGTGAAGGCATTGCAGGGGGATACGGTGGATTTGCTTTGCTGGCGTCACTACGGCACCACGCAGGGCGTGACCGAAAAAGTGTTATCTGCCAATCCCGGACTGAGCCAACAGGTTTTTCTTGATGCCGGTCAGGAGATTGAACTGCCGGAAATCGCGAACAAAGCGCAGCGGGAAATGGTGCAGCTTTGGGATTGAGAGGTTGCCATGAGCGACGTACCTACGGGGATGCTGGAACAAACAATGAAATGGATTGCTACATATCTGCCGACGCTCTACGCGGCAGGTGCAGCGTTGAGCATATCGGCGCTGATGAGTCTGTATGACGGCCAGTCGATGCTGAAAACCGCCACTGGTTCACTGGTCTGCGGGATTGTCACGCTGGCGGTTGCCGGATCGCTTGAATATCTGGGCCTGCCATCCAATGCCGTTACCTTCGTGGGGGCATCCATTGGTTTTATGGGAGCTGACAAGGTACGCAACAAAGTGACCGGCTTTATTGAAACCCGTATCGGAGGGGCGAAAAGTGGAAATGAGTAAAAACGGACTGGCCCTGCTGAAAAGCTTTGAGGGCTGCGAGCTTACCGCCTATCAGGATGCGGTAGGTGTCTGGACTATCGGCTACGGCTGGACTCAGCCCGTCAACGGCGTGCCGGTCGGTAAGGGTATGACCATCGCACAGGCAACCGCCGACAGCCTGCTGAGCAGCGGTGTAGTGCAGTATGAAAAAGGTGTTACAGGTCTGGTGAAGGTCGCTGTTAATCAAAACCAGTTTGATGCTCTCGTTGATTTTGCCTACAACCTGGGCGTTAACGCTCTGGCGGGTTCCACACTGCTGAAAAAACTGAATGCCGGGGATTATACGGGCGCAGCGGATGAGTTTCCGAAGTGGAACAAGGCGGGCGGTAAGGTTCTCAACGGTGTGGTTAAACGCCGTGCCGCTGAGCGGTCACTGTTCCTGTCATGAGCTGGCTACTGTCCTGCTGGAAACTTGTGCTGATCGCGGCGCTCTGTGGTCTGGCTGTCTGGTGGTTCAGCCATCAGCGTTATACAGCCGGGTACGGTGATGCCAGCGCAGAGTGGGCGCTGAGATGGAAACAGCGTGATGCTGACGATGCTACAGCACTGGCTAAGCGGCAGGCAGAGGCCAGGGAAGAAGAACAACGCCGACAGGGTGAAGTTGATGAGATCAGAAAACAAGCCAGCCAGCAGCTTGCTGGCGTCAAGGCTGATGCCGATCGTGCCCGTGCTGCTTCTCGTGGGCTGCACGACAGGGCCGATAAACTCGCCGGGCAACTGGCAGAACGTGAACGCGCCTGCGGTGCCGGTACTCCCGGCAGAAGCGAGGCAGAAACCAGCGGAGCCGTATTGCTCGCCGACCTGTTCCGCCGCGCTGACGAGCGAGCGGGAGAGCTGGCAAGAGAGGCTGATGAGGCAAGAGCCAGAGGGCTGGCCTGTGAAGCTGCATACGGTTCAATAGCGACTCAGACCAGGAGGTAGCGCCATGTTAAAAGCTGATTCACTACGCGAGACCCTGACCAGCGCTAACAAATGGTGCAGGGCCAATCCTGAAGCCTTCACTGTTTTTGTGGAAGAAGGGAATATCGAGACGACCGGCGAAACACCGTCATTTATGTACCGCTATACCCTGGTGCTGTTTGTGATGAATTTTGCCGGTGATATTGATGATTTCACGTTGCCGTTAATGGCATGGCTCTGGCACAACCAGACCGATCTGCTGCTGAACCCGGAGAAGAACCGGAACATTAAATTTACGACCCTTATCAACAACGACGACACCGCCGACATTCTTTTTGAAATGCCGCTGCGCGAGCGCGTGAAGGTCACTCTGGATGCAAACGGTATTCCTCGCGCGGAGCATTTGTCGGAACCGAAACCGCGCATCCCGTCAGCGGACGGCGACTGGAGCGCCATCTTTGAGGATGTGACGTGGGAGGCTGATGCCCATGAGTAATGATCTCTTCCGTGAGCTGGATCAGGTATTCAGCGACATACTGGCGGGCACCTCGCAGGCCGGACGTGTTCGCACCGCCCGCGCTGTTGGTCAGGCACTGAGAAAGAGCCAGCAACAGCGCATCAAAGCGCAGCAAAGCCCTGAAGGCTCGCCATATCCCGCCCGCCGTCGCCGGGTGCTGCGCTCTCAGCAAGGTATTGTTTTTGTCTGGCAGGGTGAGATCCGTCGCCTCAAAAACTGGCACGGTGGCCGGGGGAAATACGGGCGCACCATTACCGGCTTTGACGAAGAGCGCAACGATATTCGCACGTTTTACCGCAGCGATATTGAGCGTTACATCGAGATCAATACGCGCTCAGTGCGCCGCAGCACCACAAAGAAAGTGCCGATGTTTCAGCGGCTGCGCGGCTATCGCTTTCTCAAAATGCGCGCTGATGCTGGCGGCACTTCCGTGGGTTATGACGGCGTGGCCGCGCGCATTGCGCGTGTGCACCAGTACGGCCAGCGCGATCAGGTTGGGCCGGGTGCTTTTGCTAAATATCCGGTGCGTGAGCTGCTGGGCTTTACCGCTGGCGATGAGCAGATGATTACGGAACAGGTGATTAACAGCTTGGGGAGTGCCGCACGATGAGCGCCGAACTGATCCGCCTGCTGGAAAATATCCTCCGCGTCGGCGTCGTTATTGCCGTTGATGAAGAGAGCTGGCGCGTGCGCGTGCAAAGTGGCGAACTCCAGACCGACTGGCTGCGATGGAACACCACGCGCGCCGGGGCATTCAGCATCTGGGTGCCGCCTTCAGTCGGTGAGCAGGTCTGGCTGGGCTGTATTGGTGGCAACCCTGAAACAGCGGTAATTATCGGCAGTTTGTACAGTAACGATCACCCTGCGCCAGGCAGCAGCCTGAAAGAGATTGTGCTGACAGCGCCAGACGGTGCCTCTTTCCGCTATGACGCGGAGGCCAGCGCGCTGGAAGCGCAGGGCATGAAGACCGCACATATCAAAGCCTCTGCCAGTATTACGCTTGAAACGCCAGTCGTGGAATGCACCGATCATCTGAAAGCGCGGACGTTCGAACTGTCGGAGGGCGGCACGATGAAGGGCAATGTTACTCATTCTGGCGGCTCTCTTTCATCTAACGGCGTGGCGGTTCATTCTCACGTGCATGGTGGTGTGCAGGGTGGTAGCAGCAACACTGGGGGGCCGAAATGACAGTCCGTTATACCGGCATGAATCCGGACGGCACGGGCCAGCTTACCGATACCGATCAGCTGTGGAATTCAGTACGCGACATACTGACCACGCCGCTGGCAAGCCGGGTGATGCGGCGGGATTACGGCAGCATGATCCCCGATCTGCTGGATGAACCGCAAAACGAAGTGACGCGCCTGCAATGTATGAGTGCGGCGGTGATCGCCCTGACGATGTGGGAGCCGCGTATTGCTCTGAACGGCATCAATATCAGTTATTCAAAGGATGGTGCTGTCACCGCTGAACTGGTCGGCATTATCACCGAAACTATGCAGACGGCAGGCAGTGCGCTGACGCTCAGGAGTGGCAGCAATGGCAACAGTTGATTTATCGCAGCTACCGCAGCCGCAAATTATCGAAGTGCTGGACTTTGAAGTTATTCTCAGCGAGGTCAAAGCCGTCATGCTGGCGGCATTCCCGCAGGAACAGCAGGCATCCGTTGCCTCCGCGCTGGAGCTGGAATCCGAACCGCTGAACGTGATCGCCCAGGTAGTTGCTTACCGTGAAATGATGCTCAGGCAGCGGATTAATGACGGTGCGGCGGCGTGTATGTTGAGCCATGCCGTATCGTCCGATCTTGATAATCTCGCGGGCAACCTGAACACTGAACGTCTGATTATCACCCCAGAGACGGCAACCACTGACGCGGTAACGGAAAGCGATACCGCACTGCGTTTGCGCGCGCAGGCCGCGTTTGAAGGGCTTAGCGTGGCGGGGCCAACCGGCGCATATGAATATTTTGCCAAAAGTGCCAGCGGCAAAGTGGCAGACGCCAAAGCGATCAGCCCGTCGCCTGCCGTGGTGGTGGTTTCGGTGCTGTCCACCGAAGGCGACGGCACTGCCAGTGCGGAATTGCTGGCGACGGTGGATAAGGCGCTGTCTGCTGACGATAAGCGCCCCGTTGCCGATCGTCTGACCGTTCAGGCAGCGGAGATAGTGAATTATCAGATCAATGCGTTGCTGTATTTCTACCCCGGCCCGGAGTCTGAACCAATCCATACCGCCGCGCAGGACGCGCTTCAGTCCTGGCTGAATCAACAGGGCAAGATTGGGCGTGACGTTGCCCGCTCAGCCATTATGGCTGCGCTGCATGTTCAGGGCGTGCAGAGGGTGGAACTGCTGGAGCCTGCCAGCGATATTGTGATCGCCGATACGCAGGCGGCGCGGTGTGAGTCCTTCACGATCGAGACAGGGGGCACCGATGAATAACAACATGCTGCCGCCTTCGGCCAGCGGTTTTATGCGCAGTACTGAGAAGGTGACGGAACGGCTTACCGATATTCCTGTTGACCTGCGCAAGCTGTGGAACCCGGACGAATGTCCGGCTGATCTTCTGCCTTATCTCGCATGGACGTTGTCTGTTGACCGCTGGGATAAGAACTGGTCAGAACAGACTAAACGGCAGGTGATTAAAGCCTCCTGGCTGGTTCACCGTCAGAAGGGCACCATTTCCGCTTTGCGCCGTGTCGTTGAACCGTTTGGCTTTCTGCTACGAGTAATCGAATGGTGGCAGAGTGGCGAAGAGCCGGGAACCTTCAGGCTTGAAATCGGCATTCAGGAACAGGGGATTACGGAGGAAACCTATCTTGAGCTTGAGCGCCTTATTGACGATGCCAAGCCGAGAAGTCGTCACCTGACTGGCCTGTCCCTTTCGCTTCAGTCGCAGGGGTATATCGAATTCGGGGCGGGATGTTATATCGGCGATATGCTGACCGTTTACCCCTATTTTCCTGAAACCATATCCGTGGGCGGTGGTGACTACACCGGCGCGGCAGTCCATTTAATTGACACCGTGGAGATCGCAAGTGGCGACTAAATATTATGCCGTACTAACCAATGTGGGCGCGGCGAAACTGGCAAATGCCACGGCATTGGGTGCGCAGGTTGAGATCACCCAGATGGCTGTGGGCGATGGTAACGGCGTGCTGCCGACGCCGAACCCGGCACAAACAGCGCTGGTTCATGAACAGCGTCGCAAGCCGCTTAATAGCCTGAGCGTTGACCCGAATAACGATAGCCAGATTATTGCCGAGCAGGTGATACCTGAAAACGAGGGCGGGTGGTGGATCCGTGAAATCGGTCTATTCGATAAAGATGGCGATATGATTGCCGTAGCCAACTGTGCGGAAACGTATAAGCCGCAGTTGCAGGAGGGAAGCGGGCGTGTACAGGTTGTTCGCATGATCCTGATTGTCAGCAGTACCGAAGCGGTAACGTTAAAAATAGATCCGTCTGTGGTGCTGGCAACCCGTAAATATGTTGATGATGCGGTCATTGAAGTGAAGGAATATGTTGATCAGCAACTGGCGGCGCATGTTGCAGCGGCTGATCCACATACACAATATTTGCTTGAGGCGGATATTGATAAATATTTCCCTGTGGGTTTCCCACTTCCGTGGCCGCAGGCAACCCCGCCAGAGGGATGGTTAAAGTGTAACGGCGCTACATTTGATAAAGCCAAATATCCGAAGCTGGCGACGGCATACACTTCAGGTACTTTACCAGATTTACGCGGTGAGTTTTTACGCGGATGGGATGATGGGCGAGGTGTAGATTCAGGACGTGCATTACTGGCATGGCAGAAAGGGACACTGGTAGGTGGGAGGGATGATAATGATACTGGGCTGGATATTTCGTATATGAGTAACGGCACCACCGTTGATTATGGCGGCGATAAGATCCTTTCTGCGAGTTATCAAAGTGACTATCTCTGGTATATGGATTTAGGCACTGTAACTAATGCTCAACGCAGAACCGCAGTTCTCAAGGATGGATTCTATAATGTAACCCGTCCGCGAAATATTGCATTTAACTACATAGTGAGAGCCGCATAATGGCAAAGGCAAAATTAAACAGTGAATTTATTGCTACTGTGGCCGGTGATATTACCGTGTTTAACTTCGAGGGTGAGACGCGCGAATACCTTTCTTCATCCGTTGAATATCTGGCCGTAGGCGTCGGTCTTCCCGCAAACTCTTGTACTGACGCACCAGGTAAAACTAAAGCCGGTTCGGCCATTTGCCGGACAGCCGATTTGACCGCATGGGAATATGTCGCCGATCATCGTGGTGAAACGGTATACAGCACTGAAACTGGCGAAGCAGTGATCATTTCTTCGCCAGGTGATTACCCTGAAGGCACCACCACGCTGGCACCGTCAACACCTTACGATACGTGGAACGGTAGCGAGTGGGTGACGGATACGGAAGCGCAGCACGCAGCGAATGTGGAAGCGGCGGAGCAACAGAAGGCTGCGTTACTTGCAGAGGCACAAACAACAATCAGCCTGTGGCAGACCGAACTACAGTTAGGCATTATCAGTGATGAGGATAAAGCCAGCCTGATAGCCTGGATGAAATACATCAAAGCTGTGCAGGCGGTGGATACGTCGCAAGCGCCGGATATCACCTGGCCGGATAAGCCGGAATAAGGCCACGTTCCGGCACGCACTGCCAGTTTTAACCGTGCTGGCCATAAGTATCGAGTACGGTCATTTTTAACGGTGCTGTAGCACTGTCAGTTATGGTGGTGTGTTCCAGAAGATGAAGCGGGCAAATGCCCGCTTTAGTTTTATGTGGATGCCGTCAGAACAGGCCCGACAGCGTACTACTGGCAGAGTTGTAGGCGGACGTGGCTTTATTCTTCAGCCCCGAAAGCAGATCGCCAACGGACGACGCTTGCAGGCGTTCGCGTAAATCTTCATCACAACGCTGAAAGCTGATCGAGAATTCTATTTTTTTCGCCTTCCCGTAGCGGTCAAACTCTGTATGCGTGGCCTGTAGCCCGGTGAGCACATACATCCCGTAAATCTGTCCCGCGCCGCTGATTAAAGGCCAGGGACGCCCGGTATATGCCTGCGTTGCCAGAACGGTAAGAGACACGTCGCCGCCCGTAATTTCAGGGTAAAGCACCCCATCAAGGTTGATCTGCGTTTCACCAGCGCCGATGTACTGCCATTTTGCCGATCGGTTGATGCGGTCATTTTTCACATGCCGCCAGTTAAGCGAATGGCGCAACTGTTGGTAAGGTAGCGTTTTCAGTTCAAAAACGAACATCCCGTATATCATCATCATAATGTTGCTTCCCCTTAATCTCTGTCTTTGAAGCTGCCGCGATTGAGCCGCGCAAGGCGGGCCATTTCGGCATTCACCGCGTCGGCGGCAATCCGGCCAATTTCGCGCGCGTCCTGCCGGTCAACGCCGTGCAGATGTACGTGGATTTCGCCCGTAAAGCCGCCAGTGGCAACCGGTATATTGCTGGCGCTGCGGCTGACTGGCAGAAGTTCAGCCTGTTTAACGGGAAGCGATGCCGCTACCACTGCGGGGCGTGCGCTTAACCCGTTGTTCCTAACCGTGCTGGCCAGCTGCGATTCCTTCCACTCCCCACGAACGGCCAGCGCACGCGGCAGGTTTTTAAACACGATATCGCCGGGGCCGATTTTCTTCGTGTTGTCGGCTGTCGCTTTGGTGTTGCTGTCGATATTCTGCAACCGGCGCATAGTGCCGTTATCGCCGGTCAGCGGTGAGGTGGGTTGCGGTGCCCCAGGCGGAACGTTATTCACCTCAACTTTTTTCGGCGCAACCTTAGCGATATCTCCCTGAAGAAGGGCGACTTTATCCTGAAGAACGGCCATGCGCTGTGCGTCTTCGATCTTCTTCCTGGCTTTTTCGGCCTCATCTGGCAGAACGCCGAGCTTTTCAAGGATCCAGGCTAATGTATCCAGCAGCATTTTTGCGGGAGCCAGGACAAGCTGGAGCGCACCGCCCAGGACATTGCCGAACACCTCACCAGCGCTGGCGCATTTATCCAGCGTTTCTTTGCTGGATTCCATCGGGGAAAGCAGAGATTTGAACCAGTTAAAGACCTGGCTAACAGCGCTGCTTATCGCATCAAAGATAGGGCCGAACTGCGCGAAGGTCTCACGTAGCGGGGCCAGTCTTTCCATGATGCCGGTAAATACACCTGCAAAAAATGCTTTAAGAGGCTCCCAATAACGCCAGATGAGAACCCCGGCAGCAACAAACGCCGCTACTATCAGGCCAATCGGACTCAACAGCAGTGACAGCGCAGTACCCAGCACAGAGATAGCAGTTGTGATAATGCTCCATATGGTCGTAAAACCCGTGAGGCGAAGAGCAAGCATTCCGATGTTTTTAGCCAGCATTCCCAGCGCGGCACCAGGTGCAAGAAATGCCCCTGCAAGTGCGCCGCGCATAGCGGGGATGATGGTTGAAACTCCCCGCATTTTCCCTGCTAACGATCCGAGAACTGGCCCCCATCCGCGCACGCTTGCCATTGCCGGGCCGGAAGCTGTGCCGAGTGTTCGCAGAGCGGCAATCGTTCCGGTTATGCCTCTGCCCCCTGTCAGCAGGGTAAAACCTAACTGAAGTTTAGCCAGTGGCCCCATCAGCAGACCGATCGCCAGCGATGTGCCGCCAATGGCGGCGGTTAGTGCCAGAACGCTACCACCGACAACCAGCAGGGATTGTGCGAGCTTCGGATTCTCCTTAGCCCACTCCGTCATATTCCCCACAACGTCACTCAGTCCCTGAGTCAGGCCGCGAAGCTGATTGTTGACGAGATCGTTAATCTGAATGCGGAAGCCTTCCCAGGCGCTGTCCAGATTTTTGAGATCGCCATCAAGGTTATCCGCCATTATTTTTGCGGCTTTCTGTGCTTCACCTTTGGCGTTTTTCAGTTCACCCAGCAGCTTCTGAAGTTCGCCGCTCCCGGCCGACATAACCAGAGCCTGGAATGACTTAGACGCCTCTTCACCGGCAATATCTTTGAAGAATGAGAGCTTATCGGTATCCCCGTACTTGCTGATCTTTTTATAGAGATCGGTTAGAACCACTTCAGCAGGGCGCATTTTCCCCGTTGCGTCAGCGACTTCTACGCCCAATTCTTTAAGCGCGGTTTTTGCCCTGCCGGTTGGTGCGGCAAGGCGTGAAAATGTGGCCTGCAAACCTGTACCGGCGATACTCCCGCGCAGGCCTACGTTCGCCATTACGCCGATCATGGCCGTGGTCTGTTCGACGCTGACACCAAGATTGGAAAGACCTGTCCCGGCGTACTTCATCGCCTCACCGATATTTTGCAGGTCGGTGTTGGTGCGGGTGAACGCGCCAGTTAATACGTCGCTGACGCGATCCATTTCTTTGGGATCGAGGCGGAACTGAGACAGGATGTTTGAGCTAATATCGGCGCTTTCACCTAAATCCATCCCACCGGCCAGCGCCATATTAAGTACGCCAGGCAGTGCGGCCTGAATGGCCTGCGGAGTGAAACCGGCCATAGCGAGAAACGCCTGACCGCTGGCGGCGTCAGTCGTGGTGAACTGCGTTTCAGCGCCCAGCTTTTTGGCCTGCTCACGAAGTGCGGAAAAGTCAATGGAACTTTTATCTATGCGGGTCAGCGCCTGCACGCGGGACATTTCCCGGTCAAACCCAACAGCGGGGGATAAGAAGCGTCCCGCTGCGTAACCGGCAGCAGTGGCCCCGGCAACGGCCATCGTGCCACCGCCGCGAAGTTTGCCCGCTGTTTGCTGCATCTGGTCGTAGCGCGCCCGTGCCTGTGTGACAGCGGCAAGCTGTCGCCGTTCCCGCTCCAGCGTCTGGTTGTACTGTTCGGTGCGGCGTATGGCGCTCTGAATGGTGCGATCGCTGCCGACCAGCGAAACGCCGTGGCTGCGCAGCGCCTGTGAGGCAGCGCGAAGCTTGACCATTTCCTGCGTGCGTGCAGAGTTAAGGCGCTCCAGCTTTGCGGCCAGCGCTGCCATATGTGCTTTTTGCTTGTCTGTAAGCTGTGTACCTTCCCGCTGCGCCTGATTCAGGCCTTCAAGCGTCCGGCTGGCGTCGTCAATTTTGCGGGAGGTCTTTTGCACACGGTCGCGCAGACGGTTGAATGTGCGGGACTGACTGTCCAGATCTTTAATGCTGGACTGCGTTTTTTTGAGGGATTCAGACAAACCGCCCGCACTCTGGCGGGCGGCATTGACCGGGCGGGTAAGTTTATCGATCGCGCTGAACGCGACGCGGATATTAAGGCTTTTCACTGTCACTGGCTCCACTTCGGACAGCCGCCCGCTCACGCCAGGCTATGACTTCGCCCAGTTCCATCGTGAAGACTTCAGAGGGCGGCCAGTTGAAAACAACCGCGATATCAGCAACCAGATCGTCGATCAGGTCGAACCGCAGGAGTGTTACTGATTCTCCGTCTCCGCCTCGTTCGATGCTCCAGACCCCGCAGGCGTCAAAAAAGGGACGAGCGCTTCTGACAGGCTGACGAAATCGCGGGTATCCATTTCGTTAATTTCGGTCTGCTTGAGGCGCGGTGACGTTACACGGGTCAGCAGCACCGCCACTGAATCCACATCCATATTCATCACGTTGACCAGTTTCAGACCGCGCAGGGAGCCAGCCTGTTTGATTTCATCCGTGATCGCTACCTGAGTAATTTTTTCATCGCCGCGAACAACGGGTTTTGCCAGCGTAATGGCGTTATCAGTTTTCTTGCTCATTGTTGAATGCTCCAGGCGGCACGGGTGTGCCGCCACTTATCAGGTTAATCAGTTACCCATTCCCAGCGCAGACGTAATGCGGTCAGGGTAGATATTCTTGCCGTCTTTCTTGTAGATGAAGTTCAGCAGATCAAACTCAAAAAGCGGCTTGTCGTCGATAGTGAGCTTGTAATAGGTGTTTTTCATCGTGTAGCTGACGGAGGTGTCTTCTCCCTGCTTGCTTTCGCCGCCGTCCATTTCGGTGATGCGGCCGCGTAGTTCAACCTCAACAAGCAGGCTTTCGCCATCGGTGTAATACTCACCAGCGAAGCGGAAACGGGTCTCGTCGATATCGCCGCAGTAGTTCAGCAAAAGCGACTGAACCAGACCGCCAACCACCATCGTGGTGTCCAGTGCGCCACTGTCCAGACCGAGATCTACCGCAGCAGAGCCAATCATCCCGCCGCCCTGAAAGTCTTCAGTCTTACGGGTCAGTTTTGGCAGCGTCACGGAAGAGACTTTGCCAATGCAGTTGCTGCCGTTCACAAAGCAGGTGAACAGGCGCAGTTTGTGAGGAACCGCCATTTATGCACCTCCCAGCGAAGAGAACGCCGATTCAAAGTATTCATCGGTGAAGGTCTGGTACATCGTCAGATCCTCCATCGGCGGAACCGGCGTATATTTATAGCGGATGCGAACCTGACCCTGACGGAGTCCGGTTGTCGGGTTATCCAGGATATCAAACCAGCAGGAAGCGCCAATTAACCGACCCTGAGTAACCAGCGAGCTGAGTTTCCCGCTGATACCGCTGACCACGTCCTTGGCGTTGGCCGGAGTAAGCGGCTCGTCAATAGCCTCAAACTGTGCTTCCGCGATGCTGTCAGCCAGAATCTGGGCGGTACGGGTATAAACCTCAAAGATGTAATCTTTGGTATCCGTGACGCGGTTGCCCCAGAACCGGAAACCGTTACGCTTGATGAGCGTCGTGATCTCCTTGTTGTTCAGTTCGTTCGCGTCACTGTCTTCAGCCTGAAGCGACCAGAAAACATCCTGCGAAATACCCAGCACGTTGTTGACTGACACGTTGGAAAGCGATTTATGCCAGCCCTGATTGTTGTCAATCAGCGCACGCAGTCCGCAGGCATACGCCGGGGCAGGGAAGGTTTCGTTCTCTCCGGTCAGCGGGTTGTAGGCGATGAAATCAGGCCAGATCAGCATAAGTTCGCGGTAGGCGAAGGTCGCACGGTATGCAATGGCTTCAGCCATCGTCTCGCAGCCGTAACAACTGGCATAGACAAACGCGCGCAGGTTCTGCGCAATGACGCACAACGCGGAGGTCACTTCTTCAGTGTCGTAGCCCGGCGCGGCCAGAATGCGCGGACGATAACCCACCTTCTGTTCGGCAGTCAGAAACGCGTACATGCCGGTATAGCTGCCGTCTTCTGCTGTGCCCCCCATAATGAGCTGCGACTGCGTTTTAGCGCCTTCCTCTTCCGTGGCTGCGGCCACGCGCACAACGATAACCTTCGGGCTGGTCTGGTCAGCGATGGCTTTAAGAGTTTTGTACAGGGAGCCGGTTTTACCCGCCTTACCCAGCACGTTGTTAACCCGCGTCAGTAACACGGGGGTATTCAGGGGAAAGGTTTCCGCGTCGGCATCATCCGCCACGGCGACAACCCCAATGACACTGGATTCAATGTCATTGATAGCCGCCACAAGGTCGGTATTCTCCCGAATGCGGGCACCATGAAAGCGAGATTCCGCCATAGTTTCCACCATTACGTTATTGAGTTCGCAGTGATAATCCCCCATGTTTGACCGCCACTCACGCTATTGCGGGTCTGGCCGGACGGCGACAACAAAAACCGATTTGGTCTCTCCCGCGCGCGTGGGATCCTTCGCCGGAAGAAGGGGGAAAGCATGGCACTTACAGACCTGACCAAATCACTTAACGACGCCGTCAGCAGTTATAACGATTCACTTACCGAGGCGGTAAAAAGTCCGGGATTCAGCATTACGATGGGCGGCAAGGTACTGACGCAGCTTGATGATCGGATCATGTCGTTGTCACTGACGGACAACAGGGGCTTTGATGCTGATCAGCTATCTATTTCCATTGATGATAGTGACGGTATGGTTGCACTGCCGCCGCGCGGTGCCGAGCTTGCCGTATCATTTGGCTGGCTGGGTGAACCGCTGATTTACAAGGGGCTGTACACGGTTGACGAGGTATCCCACGAAGGCCCGGCAGATACCATTGGCGTTACTGCCCGCAGCGCTGATTTTCGTGAAGAGTTTAACGTAAAGCGCGAAGTCTCATGGCATGACGTGACCGTTGAGCGCGTTGTGTCGGCAATAGCGCACCGCTACGGACTGAAGGCGCAGATCAGTGAAATGCTCATGGATATTGAGATTGATCACGCCGACCAGACGCAGGAAAGCGACATGTCATTCCTTACCCGCATGGCGGAAATGTTGGGCGCAATTGCTACCGTCAAGAACGGCAGTCTTCTGTTTATCCTGCCGGGTGGTGGTGTGACCGCTGACGGGAAGGCGCTACCCTCTGCCAGCATTGACCGCACTAGTGGCGACCGGCACAGATTCCGTATTGCCGATCGGGATGCGTATACCGGCGTCAGGGCTTACTGGCTGGATCTCAATTTTGGCAAAAAGAAAAAGGTCAGTATTAAGCGCCGCAAGCCTGCAAAGCCTAAAAAAGAGAAAAGCAGCAGCCGTGAGGGCGATTACATGGAGGGCGCAGACGGTAACGTCTATGTGCTGCGCAAGACTTACCAGAATGAAGAGGCGGCGAAACGTGCGGCGGCGGCAAAGTGGCAACAGCTTCAGCGTGGCGCAGCAGAGTTTTCGATCACCCTGGCGCGTGGCCGCGCTGAGCTTTACCCGGAAATGCACGTTACGGTTAGCGGTTTTAAGGATGAAATAGACAATCAGGACTGGATTATTGCGCGTGCTGAGCACGTCATAGACGACAGCGGGTTTACCACCCGGCTGGAGCTGGAAGCAAAAATACCTGACTGGATAGCGGAAACTGAATAAAATGAAATGGAGTTCAACTCCCACAGGGGAGCCATCATTATGTTCAGATGTCCATTTTGCGGCGCTATGGCCCGCACCCGTACCAGCCGTAAAATAACCGATATGACAATCCGGCAATATCACCAGTGTCAGAATCTGGAGTGCAGCCGGTCATTCACCACGCTTAACAGCGTGGAAAGGGAAGTAACAAAACGTGCAGGTACAGCGCCGTTACCGCCTGATTTCATCCCGCGCGATGCTTTCCCCGCATCACATTACGGCAGAGACCAGCTTAATCTGGTTCTCTGACCACCGTCAAAGCGCCCCCGTAAATCCATTCAGTGCGGGGGCAACTTCAAGCAAAACGCTTTTTCCAGAGAAAATATCTTTGATAACATCGGTCAGCATATTAATAGCGATGATGGGATAGGGATATGAAAAAGGTGTTGTTAATACTGGCTTTGGTTTCTCTCGTTGGATGTAAGCCCAGCGCTGAAAAAGCTGTTGAACTAGGTAAGTCAGAAGTCGCAGCAGATGTTAGGGATCCAGATAGCGTAAAATTTAGATATCTTCGATTTATTCAGGGTGAGGATTCACCTGATGGGGCTATCGTTGGCTATGTTTGCGGCCAGATTAATGCAAAAAATGGTTTTGGGGCTTACGAGGGATTCTCTCCATTCCTTATGAAAATAAGCATGAAATCAAAGGGCACGTTTTCTAAGGGCGTCACCTACTCTGTAACGGAGAAGAAAATCTACACCCGGTTTAGTGATCCAGTGCCAGCGTCATACAAAGACAACTGCGGCCCTGATGAGTGA